GAAACGGCGTCAGGCTTCGGCTTTGTTGAGGGCGGCGGCTCCATCGTCACCGCCAACGATGCACTCGCCGTCATCCACTCAGATGGCACCAACTTCAAGCTGAGGAGCGGTGCGGCCACGAGTGGGGCCGGGCCGGTTGACGACACCGACTGGCACCACTGGAAGATCAAGATCACGTCGTCTGGGGTGCAGTGGTTTGTGGACGGGACGCCCCAGAACGATGCGACATCGCTCTTGGCGCTGGAAGCAGACGAGTTCCCTGTCAACTTCGGGATCGGCGTCGTCGGCGGTGGCTCCAATTTCCTAAAGATGGCGTGGGCGAGAGTGTATTACGAGTAGGAGGAACGGGCCAATGATGCCATTTTTGGTCGAGGTAAAGGGGCTTACGGAGGAAGGCAAGGGCAAGTGGGTGCTGGCGGTGGACCCTGCCGGCGACCGCCTGTTGCTCGTCGGCGAGGACAAGTCGCTGCATTGGTATCCAATGGCCGAATGCACCTTCTACGGCACCTTCCCGCCAGGCACACCGCAGCCCGTGGTGATTGTAGAGCCGGAGCGCCCGGCGCAGGGCCAGGCGCCGACCCTGCTCGTGCCCAACAGGCAGGCGCGGCGCCACCCGCCCGACAACGGAGCCTAGGAGATCGCCATGCCACACAGAGCTGCAAGCAGTAGAGTGCGAAGGCCGGTTCGCGGGGTCGGCCGTCGCCCGACACGCGGCTTCGGCGCGATCACCACGCCGGGCAGGGTGCGGACAACGAGGCCGCCCAGGCCGGGCGCTCCGCGTCCACGCCCACTGCGTAAAGGTCTAAGGCGCAGGTAGCGATGCCCATTCTGACGAGCCGTGAAACCATCAAGCAGGACGTGATCGGGGCGCTCGCCCCGAGGGACGAGGCACTGGCGAAGTTGCCCGTGCCGCTACGAACCACGGGCGGCGGCAGCACGACCACGCTCGTCGATACCAAGCTCGGGCGCGGTACGACCCAGGCCAACCGCTACGATGGGCGGGACATCGAGCTCCTGGTGCCGATCCTTACCGTTGGCCCTGGCACCGGCATCGCGTTCGTGGATGGCGGGGCTGGCGATGATACGATCACCGACACAGGCACCGGGCTCGCTGGGATTCTTGCAGGCGCGATCGTCAGTGTGTCTGGTAGCGGGCTCAATGATGGCGAGTACCTTGTCACGGCCTCTGCGGCGGGCACGCTCACGCTATCGCCGGGCGTTCTGACCACCGAGGCCGCAGGGGCAAGCGTCACCCTCAGCGTGGTTGAAATTGCGGCTGTTGATGATGCAGGCTTCACGGGCGGCTCGACACTGACGTTCTCTCCTGCTGTTTCGACGACACCGGCGATAGCGACGAGGTACTTGATGTACCCGCTGGGGCTGAGCCCTGAGCTACTCAGCCAGGCGATTTCGGATGTGCTGCGAGAGACGGTGGGGCCGCATGTCCACTTCCCGTCGCTTGTAGCTGACCCCGATCTGACGCTTTACCCAAACTACGTCGCGGCGCTCGTTGGGGCTTCCGTCGTCAGGGTGGGCACCCCCAGCACAGAGGAATACGTCACGGCCTCTAGCGGCGTATTCATGGGGGAGCGGGCAGTCCACATCATCGCCGACGCGGCTGACGAGGGCTTTAAGACAGCCAACTTCTCTGTCACCGACACGGAGACCCTGCTTGTCTCCGTCTTCGTCTGGGTCAATTCAGGCGACATGGATGTAACCCTTGTCAACGCCGCAGGGGATGCTGTGCTGAAGACTGTTATCCCGGACGAACCCGCCTGGACTGAGGTGCGCTTCGCCCAAGCTGTCGGTTCGGGCGTTGAGCAGTGCTACCTGCAATTCGCCTCTAACGCACTCGACGACGACTTCTACGTGAGCGCGCCCATCATCGTACAATCGACAAGGCAGCGCAGCTACGACATGCCCTCGTGGCTCACCTATCCGGGGCAGGTGGGCGGCTTCCGCTACCTCGACGCGGGACCAGCCTCCGGGGCGGGCGCGAGCCCTGGCCATATGTTCATCCCTCTTGGGGTTCAGCCTCGCGCTGACCACGCGCCTGGGAGCGTCCTCGATGCCCGAGGCGTCCATCAGGTGAAGCTGGGCGGGATGATACCGGCCGACAACCGGCCTGTGTACCTGGTGGCCATGCGGCAGTTCGACGACCTCCTCACCAACGCCGCTACCACGCCCGCCGACCGTCAGTTCATGCGAGACAGAGTGGTGGCCAGAATCCTAGATCGTTGGGAGGACGCCACTGCTCGCAAGTGGGAACGGCGGGCGAAGGGCCGGGCTGAAGTGCTGGGCTACAATCCGAGCACCATACGCATCGAGCCGAACCCTCCGGTCACGGTGTGATAGTGTGGTTCAGGAACCACTCGCCCCCGAGGACGACGTAGAGGACTCCGCCGCCGGCCCGCCGGCACCCTTCCGCATCGCCATTGACGACATCGAGTACCCCTGCGAGCGCTGGCAGACACAGAGCGGCGCCCGCGTACTAGAGCGGCGGTACGACTCGGGCTTCAACGGCGGCATGGGCGTCTTCAGCGAGAGGCAGGCCCGCGCCCCGAACCAAATCTACAACTGCGTCAACCTTGACCCCACCACCTTCCCCTACCTGCGGATGCGGAAGGGCGAACGGGATCAGACGATTCTCACGCTCACAAGTTCGGACACGACCAAGCCCGCCTACGGCTTTATGGAAGAGGACGCCGGCGGCAGGGAGTATCTCTACATCGTCATCGGCGCTCGTTCGTACAAGATTGATCTCGGGGATAATGGAGCTGGCACTCCCGCCCTGGAAGCGACTACGCAGCCCGCAGGGTTTTCGGGCGGGGAAGCTGGGAGGCCAGTGAGGTTCAAGGGGACTTGGTACGTGCCTCTCGGCTCTGGTGTTAACGCTCGCAAGCTCACTGTCGTGGGCGCGGGTGACCAGGTGAACGACACCTGGGCTGATGTCGGGGAAACCGCTCTGCACTTCGCCGCCATGATGAACGAGAGCGTTGCCCAAATCTGGCGCGCTCACACGACCAACCTGATTGATGCTTCCTCCGACGGCGCGGCATTTGCTGGCGACTTTGAGGTGGGCGATTCTAGTTTCGCCATCACGGATATGCTCAACCTCTCCGGCGAGCTTTTCATCTCTAAGCCCGACGCCCCGTATCGGTTCGATAGCCAGGGCCAGTCGAAGAAGGTGATGGAGTTCGTCGGCGCAACGGGCGGCGTGCTCACGAACTTCACAAGTAATGATGGCGCGAACAGCGGCGTCTTTGGCCCCTACGCCTACTGGGCGCACAGCACCGGCCTGTGGCGTATCTGGGGGGACAGTGCCCTGCCGATCGGGCCCGAAGCGCCAGCCAACTTTACGCCAATCTCTCTCGATAGCCTGACCTCTTCACTGATGTCAGGTTGGGTTGGGTTCGCTGCCTGGGGACGCTGGGCCTATGCGCTCAATATCAACACGGGTCTTCACGTTGGCTGGGTAGAGAGTGATGGCACGGTGACGTGGATGGCCAACATCATCTCGGGCGCCGAAACGAGCTGGGATGCGACGGCGCGCATGGGGATTACAGCGACATCTGTGCGCCCTATCTTGTGGATGGTGGATATCAACGACAGAGCCGCCATCTTCAATCTGGAACTCGATGGGTCTATGCGGAAGATCACGACTGATGGCGCTGGCGGAACAGAGCGCGGTGGCGATAACGAGAAGGGCCAGATATGGATGCCCGGCACCGACTTCGGGGAGCCGGAGAAGCAGAAGCGCGTCCGCATGATGTGGCTGGACATCGACAACAACGAGTACGCGAACGTGGACATCGAGGCTCGGATTCACCGCGACCGCATCCAGAGCTCGATCCAGCTCGGCAGTGATCTCACTTCCGACTCCGGCCCAGGCCACTTCGAGTTCACGCCGAACAACAAGAGCACAGCTATCACCTCGTCCTCTACGGCCAACCCGACGGTGCTCACCGTGACAGCCCACGGCTTCCAGTCCGGGGACATCGTGACAATCGCAGGGCACGATGCCGTGCCCGACATCAACGGCGAGCACGTCGTCACCTGGATCAGCGCCAACACGTTCAGCATCCCTGTGAACGTGACTGCTGGTGGCGGCGCCGCAGGTACCGCGGCAAGCAACCGCGACACCTGCTACGAGGTGATGGCTGCTATCCGGTTCGACACGAACCAGGCAGGAGCCTTCAGCCCAGACACTGCCGACCCGCGCATCCGCGCCTTCGGCATCCGCGCCGTGACGCCTCACACCTATAAGGCCACCATCCCCGTGACGCCAGACGGCATGACGGGCAACCTGGGCGTGAAGGATGCGCTGATCAAGCTGAGGGCACTCAAGAGCGGGGAGGGCGTGGCCGTGAGGGAGCCTGGCTTCAACTTCACCTTCACGGGCTACATCCGGGACGTGCGCGAAGCCGTCATCTCCGCAGAGCACGGCGAGATCAAGTACGCGGTAGAGGTACTGATAGATAGATGGGTGATCTAGGCCAGTTCGGCGAGCCAGAGACCGTCGAGGAACTGCGCGAGGCTCTTGCGCGGGCCCAGAGGCGTGCCGAAGAGGAGCACCGCGAGACAGGGGCGCGTCTGCTCGCTCTCGAGAACTCCATGCCCAGCAACGCCCGTGCGCCTAGCGTGGCCGAGGGCCACTTCCAGTACCAGCCCCTAGAGGGCATGGACGACCAGGTCTCCCAGGGCTTCGGCTACCAGCTCGACGCGGTGGGCGGCATCGCTCTGACGCGGGGCTCCTGGCCGAACAACCGGCGGCTGACGATCTCTGGCGCCAGGTTCATGAACATCGACTATGTGGTGGACTCTAATGGATCGGGCACGCACACTGCCCTCTATGGCGCTAGTGGCGCCCTGGCGGATGCCCTGACTGCCGGGGGCAGGAAGACAATTTGGCTCTGTTCCACGCATACGGAGCCCGCGCTCACTACCGCGCACGCTCTGGGCAGCCAAGCGTCATCAAAAGTCATCACGATTTGGGGGGCTCCCAGCAAACGCAGTGCGTTGCCGGTGAACGGGGCGAGCACGTCCGCCATGCTCACGTACACCAAAGACACGGATTGTTCGCTTCGGTTCGTGAACATCCGCTTCACCAGCGGCGGCGGGAGTGATTACGACATCACCGCCCAAGCTGCGGGAGGCGCTGGCGAGCCTGCGCTCTCCTTGTATTTTGACAACTGCGACTTTGGGGGCGTTGTCCGGGCCATACACAGCACGACGATAGCTGCTGGCCTTTCTGGTGGACCGAAAGAGCTTCATCGCTGTACCGGAAAACTCACGAACGTTGTCCGGTCAACAAGTTCTTCCGGGTTCGGCGGCACCATCACAATTGAGGATTGCCAGATGTCCTGGGATGGACGGATTGATCAGCTCGGCGACTATTCGGGCTCCTGGGATTGCGATGTGAAGGTGAGGGGAGGCCACCACGCGGTTACTTCCACGGAGTTCTTCGTTTGGGGCAACGCAATAGAAGGGCACTTCCGCGATCTAACCATCCAATTCACGGCATCAGGCGGCACCCTGTTTGCGATGGGGCCAAATGCTGGCGACAAGTACATCGGCCAGTATGCCATCTTCCAGAACGTCTTTGTGACGACAAACCGGGTGGATAACCGCCTCATCTACTTCGACACCTTCGCGGCCCTTAGAACGGACGAAATCGTTATTGACGGCTTCCATGGGAGGGCTACGAGCGGCACCGGCACGCCTGTGCCGATGATTGAGATCGCCACCTCGAACGCCCCCCCAGTGAACCTCGGTCTTATCTCTGCTGATGGGAACTGGTCGGACGACTACGTGGGGCCTGTTAGCAGCGGGGGTGGATCCAGCGACCACGGCACTCTGTCCGGCCTCACCGATGACGACCACCCACAGTACCTCCTACCGGCAGACCACTTAGCCCTGGGCGACGCCTCGCCGCACCACACAAAATATCTCGATTCGGAAGCCCGCGCGGCTGTGCCCTATGCCATTGAAATCAACTTTGGCTGGGATCCGCAGTCGCCACAGATATTCACACCCTAAGGAAGGAGAAACGAACAATGGCTGATTTCGCGTACACAAGGCCAAAGAGAGATCTGGGGCGGGGAACGCTCAATCTGCACACGGGGGGCGATGATATTCGCATTGCCCTCTGTATGCAAGCTACCGACTGCGACACACTGAAGACCGCCGCCGTACTTAGCGACTTCGCCTTGGATGAGTACGATGGCGCCAACTATGTGAGGAAGTCCTTCGCCAACGAGATTTTCAACGAAGACCAAGGCAATGATCGGGGGGAGTTCGATGCCGATGACGTGGTTTGGACAGCGCTAGGAGCTGGGGCTAGTAACATAGCCGGCGCGCTCATCTTCAAGTTCGTCACGAATGACGCGGACAGCATCCCGCTCTTCTGGGTCGAGTCGGGAGGAATCTCAGGCTTCAACGGGAATACCGGCAATTTCACGATCCAGTGGAATGCCGAGGGCATTGCCCAGATCACACAGGGCTAGTCGTAGTCAAGGGCAATTCATGCTGCATCCAAGGATCGTCGAGATTTCGACGGATAAGAAGACTGGCTGCCCATTCTTTCTTGTCCACTTGTGGAAGACTAAGGCTGCGCGCACGAGTCGGGACAAGCCTTACCTAATCAACAGCCACGTGATGGCACTGAATCTTGGAGGGGATCTGAAGGCCCAGATCATGGCCAACATCCGCCGCTATGCCAAGGCCGCGGAGGAGTGTGGCTACAGGGGCGACCACAGTGCGGCCAATGCTGTCACGGCTGATGCATTCTTCGAGGGCGACAGGATGATCAGCCGCAAGGGGATGCCTCTGCGAGAGCCCACCCAACGCGACCAGAGCGATCCGCACGGGATTCTAGCGAAGCCCGAAGTGGCCGCGTTGCGCAACAAAGACCTAGACCTAGGAGTGATAGCCTAGTGGCGACCCTAGACCTTCAGGTTGACGCTAGTACAGACGACGCCTGGGAGCAGGTAGGCAGCGGCGTCATGAATCTCAACTATGGTAGGCTTTTCTTGGGTAAATATTCAGTTTCGCTGCACCACGGGTTTCGATGGAAAACGGGCCTTTCCGGCCAACTGGCGGGCGCAACGATCAACGCCGGCACCAAGATCAACTTCCCTTATGCGCACAGTTCGGATAGCGGTTCTTTCTTTGCCACCTGGTACGCTGAAGATGCTGAGGCGCCCCCCGTATTCGCTAGCGGAGTGAACAACATCAAGAATAGGGCGCGAACTACTGCTAGTACCCTGGGCGGTGGCGCTGAGTTCGGTACTTGGGCATCGGGAAATGATTACGACTTCCCGCGGTCTTCCAGTACCGTGATTGCCGACATCATCCAAGAACTGGCCGACAACTACGATCCCTCCGCCATCGTCCTGCTTCACATCTACGCCTCAGGCTCCGGCGAGCGAATACCGCGCTCATGGGACTACCCGGGTAATGCCTACGGCGCGAAGCTGCACATCGACTATACAGCAGGCGGACTGGACACTACGGCAACACCCGATCCAGTTGTCGTCCCGATAGCCCATCCAGCGCCAACGATTGTGGCCGGTGCGGTTACACTTGCGCCCGATCCCGTCGAGATGCCAATTTTCATACCTATAGCGTCGGGAATCGTCGGTGCCGTCACGGCAACACCCGATCCTGTTGTCGTTCCTGTAGCCCACCCAACCCCAACGGCCGTCGTGGGCTCCGTTACCGCGACGCCCGATCCGGTTGTCGTACCAATCGCGCATCCTGCTCCGCTGGCTATCTCTGAGGGCCTAGACACCACCCTTTTCCCTGATCCAGTTGTTGTCGTCATTTCGCACCCGACCCCTACGGTCGTGATCGGTGGGGTGACGGCCACGCCTGATCCAGTTGTGGTGCCCATAGTTCTGCCGACGCCCTCCTTGAGCATCACGGCGCTCCCCGACTCTGTTCTGGTGCCAATCAGCGTTCCGGCGCCGAGCGTCACGATCGGCGGTGTCACGGTGACACCCGACCCGGTTGTGATACTAATCGCCCACCCGCTCCCAAGTATCCTGGGCGGCGGGGAGCAGTTTGTTCCCTGGGGGATCTGGGATGCGATCACACAGACTTGGCTTGGTATTGAGCAGACTGCTGATCCTGATGATTTTGCGCCGGGTTCAGTCTTCCGCCTGACTGTTGCGATGTATACCGCCGCCGCTGGCACGCCCGTCAATGCGCGCCTCTACAACATCACGGACGGAATCGTTGTGGCGGGTTCCGAGATCTCGGGCACTGCTACGGCCTACGAGATTCTAAGAAGTGGCACGTTTTACCTGCCCAATGGTACCTCTCCGAACATCTCGGGCCGCAAGACGTACCGGCTCGAAGTTGGAGGTCTCAGCGGGGGGGCTTTCTATTTCCACGGAGGCAAAGTGATAGCGGAGTCGAGCTAATGCCGATAATACTACCCCCCTTCATCCCATCAGAGATGACGACGGCTCAGCGGGATGCTGCATTCCCTAATCCGCTGGGGCGCCTCATCCTCTATAACTCAGATGCAGTGGGCTCGGCGATTGAAGACGGGCGCCTGCAAATGTACGACGCGGACGAGTTTAAGGACGCGGTTTGGCGGAACTTCCTTACCACAACGCCTACCCGGTTCACCTTTCCAAATGTCATGACGAACTTGGGGGAGTTCGAGGACGTTACGATCAGTGAGGTGAGCGACGGGGCGATCACAGTAACGCGGACCCTTGTTCGAGTTGAAACAGAAGGCGGGGCAGGAACGGACGAGCTGCGGGCAATTTCGGGAGGGACCAATAACGACCTAATTCTCCTCACGCCTTTTAGTGGCTCGCACACCGTTGTCCTGAAGCATTTCGCTGGCGGCTTCAACAGCATCCTCATGGACGACGGGCAGGACTTGTCTCTCACTGAGTACAACGACTACGTGCTGCTCTTGCACGAAACCCTCGTTGGCTGGCACGTCATAGCCCGCGGCACGCTCCAAGCTCACCAGCACGACCACGCAGACGCACAGGGGGGTAGTACGCTCGATGCCAGCGTCGTCAAGCTCCCCGTTATCGGCAGCCCCACCTACACCAACGTAGAAGACCTGAACACCGTCTACCACTCGACGGGGTGGATCAATGGTGGAGGCATCTCGAAGCCGGGCGGAGCAATGATTGATGTAGCCGCTGGCGCGGGCGCGTTTCGTGCATCGAACAGCCAGACGGCGCAGCTCCGCTTCGGTGACTGGGCAGCGTCTAACGGGCTGGCCATCCCCGCCGACACCATCCGCTACATCGGAGTTCAGGATGGCACGCCCCCGGTCGTCGTCGTTCGCACGACCAACAACTTCAACCTCAACACCGAGTTCCCGTTGGGCACGGTTGTGAACGAAGGCGGCAATCTGCATGTCCAATTCGCTCCCTGGGAGATTGGCGACCACGCCAACTTCATGATCCAACGTGTTGTAGGGACCGCCCCGATCGCTCGTGACAAGGCGGTTGGCGGGCTGATCTTCTCTGAGTCCGGTACGCGAAGAGTGGTCGTGAGCGCAGGCGCTCTCTGGCGGGGATTGACGAAGTTCACCATCGGTGCTCTCGACACCGATCCTGGCGGTGCCGCAGACACCTTCGACACTTACTCCGCTGACGGTCAGAAGGCTACGGGTGTCGCTGCGTGGCCGAACACTCAATACGACGATGGTGACGCTACCCTGCAAGACATGGGGAACAACAAGTGGGCGAACCTTTGGTGGTACATCGAACTGGATGGCGAGTTGGTCATGGTCTATGGGACGGCACAGTATAACTCTCAGGCTCTGGCAGAGGCCGAAGCTGCGCCCAGTGTCCTGCCGGAACGGCTACAGGTGCATGGGACCCTGGCAGCGCGCTTCGTCTTTCAGAAGTCTGCCGGAACGGCGGCTGAGATACTTAGTGCCTTCGACACTCAGTTCTCTATCGTGGGGGTGACGGACCATGGCAATCTAGTGGGGCTTGCGGACGTGGCAGCGGATCATCCTCACGGGCCCTCCGCGCACACTGAGGGCGGCAACTGGAAGGTGCCCTATACAGACGGCTCGGGGGATCAGCAGGAGCTTGCGCTAAGTGCAACGGGCGGGATACTTGAGAGCAAGGGGGCAGCGACACCCCCCGTCTTCACTATCCCCAAGCGCAGCATCATTATCAGAGCCGCTGGCCTGATTCCCAACGACACCGACCCCTGTGCCGCTGCGGTACAGCAAGAGACCGGCAATGGAAGAAACTATGTCACGCGGAGCTTCGCCGTTAACGAACAGGGCACCATGGACATGGACCTTCCGAAAAACTACGACGGAGGCACCGTTACCTGGTGGTACAAGTTCGTGACACCCACGGGGTCTTCCGCCGGCGACACGGTGATCTTTGGGCTCGCGGCCGGCGCAACGAAAGATGACGAGTCGATGAACGTGGCGCTGGGAGCTCGCGTCAACATCACCTATACCCTGCCGACCCCCACTGCTGCCGGCGACCTCGCCGTGTCGGCTGAGAGCGCGGCTCTAACCATTGCGTCCTCCGGGACTCCCGCAGGCGGTGACCATGTAACCTTCGAGATAGAGCGCACGGGAGGAGACATGGCGGAAGAAGCGCCCCTGTTGATCTTCTTCGTGCTCTACGGCACCAACAACGCATCGGACGAATAATGCCAACGCTGACCACTGCTGAGCTACGCGCCGACATCCGCAAGCTGGCCGCTATCGACAAGCGGCACGGCTTCCTGGCCAGGGTCCTGCCTAGTTGGTTCGACAACAACGCCTTCATCATCCTCACTGAGCGGGCCAGGGACGGGAAGCCGCTGGTGGGCGTGCTGCTCAAGCACCCGTTCGAGTGCCCCGTGGACAAGACGGCGACCATGCAGATCAAGTTCTGGCTGGCCGACCTTAGCCGCCCTGACGAACTAGACGCCGCCTTCAAGGCCAACGTCCAGGCTATCCACGATGAGATGGCCACACTGGGCGTACAGCGCGTCTGGGGGCTCGTACCGAAGGATGCTGGCCACCTAACCGGCTTCCTCAATCCCATCGCCACGGCGGCCGCCTGCGAGAAGGTGGACGGGGCTAGTGTGCTGGCCGAGGACGAGCTGCTGAGCCCGTACCAGAACTTCGACTTCTTCTTCGGGGATGGGGGCGAGGTGAACGACGAGGTGAAGCGGTGACGTTTCATGCGTTCGCTGGTGCTGAAGCTGGGCCAGCGGGTAGCATCAGCAGTGGACTCTATACAGGCGGCGCCAACGACTCCATCATTGCGTCGCCGGGAGCATTCCCCGGCGCTTATTCCTACTGCATCGACCCTGTCAATGGCCAGGCTGTCACTGAGATTTACGGCTTCCGCGCTCTTCTTCCAGATACGCCCTCCTTTCTACTAATCCCCTTTATGTTTCGTTTTGCTGCTGACTTCGATGATGAGGTTGGCATTTGCGAGCTGGGGGATGGCAACGTGGCAGGGAACATCGCCCGCCGCCTCATAATTGGCGTTGACGAAAGCCTCCAAATCCTAGACAGACAGGGCGATCAGATAGCTTCCGCTGGTGCCGGCTATGTTGCCAACAGTACAGATTACTGGATTCTCTGGTACGTGGACCTCCGGGAAGAAGCGAACTCACGGGACATTCTCTGGGTCTGGAAGGCAGGAGCCTGGGACAAGGCGATAGATGTAAGCGGTCACGGCGATGGTGACCACAACGACATCACAGCGATTACCTTTGGCACCAGCCAGGGAAAGGGCCTGCCCACAGTAGGCGGGCCGTTCTACGTGGACGAGATGGCCAGCCAGTACCTGAACGTCTCGCCCAACACGACACCCCTCGGCTCTATAACGACGGTGTTCAAGGTGCCGAGCGCCAACGGTACGGACACCGACTTCGATGGCGGAGCGCCGAACTTCCAGGATGTGGATGAGATACCGCCAGACCAGGTGGCCATTGATCAGGGCGACGCGAATGGAGAGAAGAGTAGCTACAAGATTAACGATGCTGCTGGGGGTGACACTCCGTTGGCTGTTCAGGTGATCGGGTCGGCGCAGAGAGGCGGTGGAGCTATTGATATAAGAACCTACGTTTTGGAAACGGGTGTTGGCACCCGCGACTATGGGGATGACTTTAGCCAACTGGCAGGTTACCGGGCATTGGGCCGGCAAACCGCACTGGCAAAGACCTATAACCAGATCAACGGCAAGACAATTACCGAGTCTACCTCGGATGGCTCTAACGCCTCATTCAACGATCTCGAAGCGGGAGTTGAGGGGAGGGCCTTGCTTAGCGGTGCTGACACCATCGACCTCGACCAGATCGGCCTAGAGTACCTGAAGGAAGGCCCCAAGGCCCTGCCCGACGACTTCCCCACAATGGGGATACACACCATCACAGGGGAGGCTAGCGGTGCGGGGCTGGGTAGCGCGAACCCGACGATATGGTGATGACCTGGCAAGAGAAGCTGCTGATCTGCGCCCTGAGCCTGCTGGCCACGGTGTTCGTGCTGGCCGCCGCCGGGGCGTGTGCGGGATTTCTAGGAGCACGAATAGGAGGGTAGAAACGTGACCAAAGCCATGCTACGCATCATCTTCGCTGGGCTCTTCGCCACCGTTGCGCTGGGCGGAGCCCTACTGCTGGAGTTCACCGGAACAGAGGCCCCGATCTGGCTGGTTGCGCTAATCGCCTCGGCATCTGGTTACGTCTTCGGCCACATGCAGGAGAATGGCATCAACGGGAAGGGCAAGCACTAGCATGTACTGCCTGACCGTCATCGCCTACTGGCTCATGTGGGCGCTGTACGTGGCGCGGGAATGGATCGGAGGAGTGGCATGAGCGGCCGCTGGTTCGCCAAGGCAGCCCGAGAGCCGGGGCACCCGCAGGCGCACGGCTATGACGGTATCAGGGAGCCCAGAGAGAAGCGCGGCCTTGTCTACCACTCGGCAGAGGGGCCGCTATCCGTCATGCGGCGCATCATCCTGAGACCTGGCGTGCCAAGCTGGCATTTCTCGAATCCTAAAAGGGGCCGCCTCATCCAGCACTACGAGCGCGGCACTCTCTGCTGGGCCAACGGCGAACTCGATCCCAACGTCCGCTTTGACGCCTGTGAGAGTGAGGGCGTGGCCGGCGAGCTGCTGACTGATAGCCAGGTCCAGAACCTCATTGACCTAGCCATCTGGTACGTGATAGAGGAAGCCTGGGCCGCCTTCAAGCGCCGTCAGCAGGCGTGGGAGCACAAGGAGATGACGCGCTTCGGTGCGCCGCCGACCGAGTGCCCGTCAGACCGCATCCCCTGGGAGATCATCATCCCCGCAGTAGAGGAGGAAACAGACATGCCACAGCCAACCGTCGCAGACATCCTGAGAGTGCTGGCGCTACTCAACGAGGCCGCCGAGGCTGCGCGCTTCGAGGTGCCGATGAAGCCCGAGACGAAAGCCGCCCTGCACTGGCTGACGAAGCCGTAGACGGACGCCGCAGGGCGTGGCGGATTCATGAAACAGGTTTCTGTGCTAAGGGCTTGACAGACCCTAGGGTGCCATGCTAGGGTAGGTATCATGCCTACGAAAACACTGCCCGACGGTAAGGTTCAAGCCAACTGGATCATCCTCCGGGAACTCAAGGAATGGGTGGATGCTGAGGCCGCGAAAGCGGGGCGGCGCCCGGCTCATGTCGTAGAGGACATCATCAAGGCGGTGAAAGGTGCCTAGCCCCAACGGCCACCGCGCCGAGCGTGACGGGTGCGGGTGCCCGCCGTGGGTGCGGTGCGTCCACTTCGAGGGGCAGGTACTCACGCTGCGCGACAACGTAGCGGCCAAAGCCCTCCATGACGCGAGTTGCATCTCTCAGGGCTTTGTCTATCCTTACTCCGTTGCGATTGGCGGAACCCTGCGGCCTGCTGGTTGCTGTGACATGGACTGTTTCTGGAACTCGCAGGATTTAATCGACTGCCCCGACCTCCCCGCCGCAGAGGCGGAGTTCCGCCGGCGCGAAGAAGAATTGCGAGCCGTCGATGTTCAGTGAGGCGTTGCTCAGCGCACCCCCGGCCACTTCCCCCGGTCGGGGTTCCACCCCGCCACCAGCCGCGTTGGGCAGCGCCTCATTGGGCACCGGCATGGACATGGAGCGGAGGGTAGGTGTAATCCCTGGTGGGAACCCGCTAGCAGGGTTAGGCGTTCGACTCGGCCTATTCAAGTGCGCAGCCTACCTTCCGCCCCGTGGCCATGCCCAGGATGCCAGGGCAGGAAGCCCACGGCAAGGACGCAATCGGATGTCAGGGGCAGGGATGCCCAGCCACGGGATACCCGTGCGGAGCCTGGGAGATGTCACAGCACGGGAGCCTAGGCCAGAGGAGGGGGTGATGCGGTTAGGAAGATCGCCAGCGTCGACAGCCCGAGAGGGCTAATACAGCGCGGCCTCTCGACCGTGAGAGGCCGGGAGGCCGTGCCAGCGACGTGCAGTCACTAGGAAAGGTAACGAACATGGCAGGGCAAAGCAAGCAGCACGAATGCCCCTACGACGATAGCGCCGACGACCTGCGGGCCTGCCACGATCGGCTACTGGTAGCCGTGGGCATAGCCCTCGAAGTATTCGACAAGGCGATGCCTAGCCACATGTACCGGAATGGCTGCTTCAACTGGCAAACGCAGCCTGACGACTGCCGGTGCACTGCCCACATGCTCCGCAATGCCTTTGAGGGCAAGCTTGCTCAGGAGCCGTCATGAGCGAACAGCAAGTCGCCTGCCCGCCGGACCAGCAGGTGCTAGGGCTGGTGGAAGCGATCCTGGCGCAGGCGGGCGCTCCTTGTGGCGGAAACTCGATCTACCAACTCTGGACTCGCCTGTCCGTCATCCAGGGCACTGCCGAGCGCCTTCTTGCGCTGCTGGAACGCAGGGACGAGGAGCGCGAGGGGCTGGTGGCGGCGCTGGGTTCGGCGCAGGTCACGCTACAGAACAAGGACAAGGCGCGAGGCACCCCAGATGAGCAAGCCGTATGGGATGCGCTGGCCGAAGCCGCTCTGGTGGATATACGCAAGGCCATCGCCGCAGCCCGAGGCGGTGCGGCATGAGATGCCCACAGTGTGGCAAGCGGCGAAAGCTACGCCCGCGTCTCTGCGCTGAGTGCCAGGACTTCCTGGATACCTGTGCGCGATGTGGCGACGATCTCCACCTTCACTTCGCCGAGAACAACCGCGATCACCGCTTCTTGGCCCAGCAGAGGGGTACGTCATGAAGGATTATGAGCTAATCGCCCTGGCCCGGCGCGTACTGCGGGACCACGAAGAGGACTGGATGCCCGAGGGCGAGGAGTGGGAGGCGATAGTCAAGGACTTCGCCGAGCACCTGGACGGCACTATCAGCGACTTAGTGCTCGACTGGCTGGTAGACCAGGAGCGGGAGAGGGCTGAGCGGGACATGGCGGCGGCGGAGGCGGTGCGATGAGTGGCCCGGAGGACTTCCTCGACATGGACGAGGAGCACGACCTCGGCAACCCGCTCTGGGAAGACCGGCGGGCACGGCTGGGGCTGTACCACGAGAGGGAGAACGGGGGCCTGTCGCAAGCAGACCTGCCCCTGACGCCAGCGGAACGCTCGAAGCTCGGAATACAGAACGACCTGAACCCCTCGCTACAGGAGCGCGAGGAAGCGGCAGAAATGGAGGAGAGGTAGATGCCCGAACTAGAAGGAACTGTCAAGTCTCTGAGCCGTACTGGCAAGGGCTTTATCCTGGAAGAGTACGAGAGTGATAACTCGGGCAAGGATCAATGGTTCAATCGCGGCAAGGACTTTGAGGGGGCTTGGCCTGCAAACAAGGGTGACAAGGTTACTGTCACCTACGAGCAGACGTTTGATGCTGATGGCAGCGCGAAGTTCTGGGTTCGGGAAGTATGGCCGACCTCGCAGGGCCGCCGCACGCCCCCGACCGGCGAGCAGCCCAAGACTGGCCCCGTGCCGACCACCACCGCCGGCCCCACGCCTACCGATACCAACGGGCCGAAGCCCGCGTCCTACGACGAGTACAGGGCTGCTGGCCCCGTGCCTCCGCCGCCCAACCGGGAGAACACGATCCTTTTCCAGACCTGCCTGGCTCGCGCCCAGGAGTGGGTGCTGGCGACGACAGCAGAGGGCAGCCCCCAGCGCGTGTCCGGCGAGGTGCTGTCCGTGGCTGACACCTACTACCACGAGGGGCTGAAGCAGATTGCTGGCGAGGGCGAGGAGCCCCAGGACGGGGACCCAGGGCCGGGGGAGCCCGCGTGACGCCGAAACAGCCTTGCGTGGTTTGTGGCGCGCCCAGCGATTCCCCGCTGTGCTACAGGGACGAGTGCCTGAAGAAGTGGAAGGCCATGATGGGGGAGGCAAAGCCATGAACCGCTGCATCTACTGCGGTGAGACCTTGCGCCACGGCGTCCACCCTGGCCGCTACTGCTCAGAGCCCTGCAGGGAAGAGGGCGCACGGGAGCAGCAGCGCACCAACGACATCATCATCGACATGAACTTCGAGCGGGACTTGGAACGCGCAGCAGAGGAGAGCTTTAGCCAAGAGCCATGAACACCCCCGGCCCCGATCTGAGCGTTCCATGCTTGAGGTGTAGTCTGCCCAGTGTGCCTCACGGCGAGCACCACCGAGAGCACCGCAAAATGGGCGGGCGGGGCTGGAAGGCCCCTACGGAAGCTGATGTGCGAGACCCGATTTGTAGGGGCTGCCATGATGCCCACCACGCGGGGGACTTCAATTACAAGGTGGTGGGCGGCTTCTATGTCGGGACCCAGGGCGAATTCCGGTCCCCCGTCACCTTCGACAACGACTCCCCGGACAAGCGCTGCTGGGAAGTCGAGAAGCTGGCCGCCGACTGGGAGCAAGCCGACGAGGATGCCGTCGGGTGCTACAAGCGACAGTGCGACGGCGCCTTCGCCGTCGAGGAACGGATCGGCTGGATGCGCTACTGGTGGCTGGAAGCGGCGAAGCAACTCAGCAAGGACCACGCGAAGCCTATGGACTGGCACCTTGTCTTCGACCGGGTAAGTTCTTGGAAGACCTTTGAGATCGCCCTGGGCGGCGGGGACACCTGGAAGGATGTCCTGGCTATAGGGGTGAAGGTGCGGGCGAAGGTGTGCGCGCACGAGAACCCGCAGTGGGCGCTGGACACGGCGGTAGTGGCGCGGCTGGCCGGCGACACCGTGGCGAGCGTGGTGAAGCTACTCAAGGAAGGGGCGCGTTCGGACGGGCCGAACTTGCCCGAGATGTGTACCTGCGGCGAGGGGGATGGTTGTGGGCACGTTCACACACGGAAGGAAGGCTGAACGATGGGACACCCGGACAAGAGCGCAGTCCACGAGGGCGAATTGATCCAGATCGTTAGTAGTGCCGAGCACGTCATTGATCCAATTAGGAACTACCCGGCCATTCGGCCACGCCTGAGAGAGATTGCTACCGAACTCAAACACCTTGACGGCGAGCATTGGGCTGTCGGTGAAATGCTCCGCCGCGCATGTCTCTACCTCGATGCGTGTGAGGCAACGATGGACGCTGACATGGAAGCCGAAGCGTCGGCTGAGCGAGGTCGAGAGGAAGCGGGCGCGACGGAACAGTACGCTGCAACGCACCCCGAGGATCGTGGCGCGAGCGCCTAGCGGCCACAGGGAGGGAGCATGGCACCTAACACCAAGTACGTCGGCACCATCAGCAGAGCGCCTGTGTACTACCACCGAACCCGCCGGTTCGCCCCCCTCTGGGCGCACTGCGTAGAGAAGATGTTCGTGGATCGTATGCCCGAGGGCGACATGCAACTAGAGGAGCGCGGCCTGAGGCCGTGCAGGGAATGTTGGCCGCCTAGCGGCGTGCCCAAGGACTAAGGAGAGAACGATGGTGACAGCCTCTATCGGAATATCGCTCGGCACCCCTGGCATTCTCTACGCCCAGGAGCGGAAAGGGCAACGCCTCCATATCGTGCGGGACTTCGGAGATCGGGGAGTGTCAGCCCGTGCCCCGTGTGGACGTAGCGCTGAACAGTGGCGGCTAACCATCAACCTGCCGATGGGCATGTGCTGCAAGACGTGCAGCCGATTGAACAAGGACTAAGGAGAGAACGATGGATATTGCATTCACCCGAGATGGCAAGCACTGCAACAAGTGCCCAGGGGCGGTTCATTACGTTCCCGAGAAGGCACTGCACGTCCACAACGAACCCGCGCCCGACTGCCCAGTCGCTAAGCGGGTAGCGGCCTTCATGGCGAAGCACGAGCCGGAGGAGGCCCAGGCCTGAAACGCTGCGCCCTGCTCCTCCTGGCGGTGATGAGCATGGTCGGAGGAGGAAGCGATGGAGTGGACAGGAGCGATCATCTTGTGGATACTGGCTGGGCTGATCCTAGTGACATGGGCCACAGAGAAGGTATGGCGCGAGCTTGGCCGACACCGGGACCAACGCCGGACCGAGGCGCGGCTACACGAAGAGGGGAAGAGAAGGCTGTTGCGAGCGCGGGACAAGGTGAAGGCGGAACTACGGACCAATGGCGCGGCCTCATCGGAGCATACTCGTGGGACGCCGCCCGGGCAGAGGCCATAGTCTGGTGCGAGAGTTCGGGCAACGCTCTAGCTTACAACCCCGTGGGGCCGTACTGGGGGTTGCTACAAATCTGGGAGGGGCACCGCTGGACGCCCGAGCAACTTGTCCAGCCCGAGATCAACATAGCGGCCGCCTGGGAATTGTACCAGCGCCGGGGCTGGCAACCCTGGCCTGGCTGTCCGTGAGGGTGCCATGAAGGCTAACCTAGCCCTAATGCAGAAGAGGTGGCTCACGCGCCTCATCTGGGAAGCGCGGGCATCTTCTGATGATCTGTGGTGCTTGGACCGCGATGGGCACAGCCGAGACGAGGCGCAAGATTGCAGCTGGTGCCTTCAGCGAATCAAGTTGCGCCAAGCGGTCACGCAGGCCGAGAAGCAGGTTTATGGGCGCAAGCGTGGGCGTTACCTGGGCGAAGGGGAGCCGCATGACTGAGCCCGAGTGGAGGCTGCCATGAAGCACCGCGTACTACGCGGGCCCGGCCCAACGGCGTCACCCTGCACCCGCACCAGGGCGCCGGCAAGCCCAAGCCCGTCCACCGGCACACCTCGCCGCGCCACCGCCGGGCCTTCGGGAGGAAAGTGAGAGCATGAGCATCGGACAGGATGAAGACACCAGGGCGTTTGAGGAGTGGCTAGGAGGATTCTATATTCAGCACCCCAAGTTCCCTGAGGAGCTAATGAAGGCGGGGCTTGATGAAGCCCGCCAAACATGGCTCATGCGATCCGCCTTTGACGCTGGCGTGAAGCGCGGCGAGGAGAAGTGCGGGTGCTGCCACGGCACAGCGGAGTGCGGGGGAAGGCGATGAGGTTTGATCTACCCGAGTCCATAGCCGCTATGCGGACGGGCCGAAAGAAGCAGACTCGCCGCCGATCGCCCTACTGGCTGAACAAGAAGCCCGGCGACCGCATCACCATCGTCCACAAGGGCGAGTACCTGGGCCACGCGACCGTGGTGAGGGCGTGGGAACACAGGCTTGGCCAAATGAGAGAGCCGGCAGCTCAGGCTGAGGGGTACAAGAACCTGATGGGCTTCCTGATCGCGTGGGCAGACCTCTATTCACATGTGCGCCTTTCCGAGACAGTCTACGCCATCGAGTTCAAGGACATCAGGTGGAAGTGATGCCTAGCACCCCTGACGGGCCTCTCGGCCTAACCCCCGAGCAGCGCAAGGCGCTTATCGAGGCCGCGACGCAGCGATTCAAGGGCTGGGTAGATGCCTGGGAGCGCGGCCACACCGATGAAGAGAGGGAAGAGCTAGCCCACTTCTTCCTCGCCGGGGTGCGCTGGGCGCAGAAGGAGAAGCGCCGGTGAACAGCTACACGAAGGGCACGCATATACACCGTCCCGGCTGCAAGTCTGAGGGCCACGTCGAGTGTCGCGCCGGCCCGCTCTGGCGGTGTGGTGGCTGCCACCGCCAGTTCTGCTTCGAGGACGGCGCAGCCGACGACCTTCACCATCTCTGTGATGAGTGCTGGGCCGCCGCCAGCAAGGGGCAGTCATGACGATAAGCTACGCGCCCACGTCCTGGAATCCGACAGTCGGCTGTGAGCCCGTCAGCGAGGGGTGCAAGAATTGCTGGGCCATGAAGCTGCACAACCAGCGGCATGAGGCGAACAAGGATGTAGCAACAGAGGGTCTGCGCAGGATCGGCCAGCTTCAACTTGACCACACGGGTAGCCCGGTCCACGCTCGCGGTTGCGGCGCGAAGTTGCCCATGCCGCCTCAGTACGATAGGCCATTCGACAAGATTCAGCTTCTCCCCGCTCGCCTCTCGGAGCCCCTACGCTGGCGCAAGCCGCGCACCGTGGCCGTCTGCTTCATGGGCGACTGGATGCACGAAGATGTCCCCGATGAGTTCGTACTCCGCATGTACGATGTGATGCTTCAGGCCCGCCAGCACACCTATCTCATGCTGACGAAGAGGCCGGAGCGGATGCGGCACCTCTTCTCCCTCTCGCCCGCCGCTTCGCATATCTGGCTCGGCGTGACGGCGGAGAACCAGCGCATGGCTGACGAGAGGATACCCCTGCTGCTGGACACGCCGGCCGCGCACAGGTGGGCCAGCCTAGAGCCGCTGCTGGGGCCGGTGGACCTAGAGGAGTGGCTGCCTTGCGGCGATCCGCAATGCGAAGAGGAGATGGACTTCCTCGACTGGGTTGTGGTGGGCGGGGAGTCCGGGCCCGGGCACCGGCCGCTACAGCATTCCTGGGTCTACGACATCAAGGATCAGTGCAAGGCCGCAGGAGTAGCATTCTGGGGGAAGCAGGATGCGGGCGCCCGACCGGGCATCCCGCTCGGCGGCGGCCTGGATGTCCATGAACTGCCCTGGCACGCTGAGCCGCCGCAAGAGGAGGGAATATGACTAAGCCTTCAGTGCTGCAACAAGCCGCCCGCCTCGTGCGTGGGCTTCGTAGGTGTTTCGTCTGCGGCCAGATGCGCGGCGATACCGTGAAGCTGAGTGATCCACGCATGGCGGGCCTATCGCCCCGGACAATCGCACGAGGCATCACAAGGCCCGCGTGCAAGGATTGCATCGACGGGCAGCCCTGGAGCCTGAAGGCAACTGCGTCGGCTGACGATCCCATGTTGACCTACCTAGAGCAGTATGCCCCGCTGTTCACACTATTCCCGCCGCACGTCGCCCGCTGCCTAACCGGCCGGCACAAGCACCCCGTCAGGCGACCGTTCAGTTGCCTTACCGACTGGAAGGCGCTTCGGGGCACCCGAGCGATGGAGCAAGAGGCCGAATGACGCCTCTAACGCTGCGCCTGCCGTGGCCGCCCAAGGAGCTGTCGCCGAACGCCCGGCCGCACTGGCGGGTGAAGGGCATTGCTACCTATGAGTACCGTACTGCCTGCTGGGCCGATGCCAAGAAGGCCACGGAGCCCCGCCCTGGCCAGGTGGGAGGGCGGCCCTGGATGGTTGGCCCAGATACCGTCGTCACCGCCAAGGTGGTGTTCGTTGTGCCGGACAAGCGCCGGCGCGATCTTGACAACGCCCTGGCGTCCATGAAGGCGGCGTGGGACGGGCTGGTGGACGCGGGCCTGCTGGTAGACGACGACAGCAAGCACCTGACGCTGGCCGCGCCGGAGATGCGGTACGAGAAGGGAAGCCGCTACGTGGAGGTGACGCTCAATGGCTCGTAGACGTGGATATCGTGCCCCGATGTACAAGGACGCCAAAGTCGTGCGCGGAGATACTGACGTGAGATGGCTCATCATCGTCCAACAAGAAGGCTGGGGCGGCGAGTTCCTCTTCGCTACGTGCCGATCAGCCGATGATGCAGACTTGGTTGCGCGGCTCCTGAACCGGCGTTACCAGCAACGGAGCAAGAAGGAGAAGGTGAATGCCTGAGTACTACGCCTACCGAATCTTCCCGGCGGATCGCATTGAAGAACGGCTGAACGAAGCGCGCGAGCGGGGCTGGAGCGTCCACACCTTCACCGATGCAACCGAAGAGACGTGGGCAACAGCGCTTCTTCAGTGGGCCGGGACGCCCGATGGTCGAGAGTGGATGCTGCCCCTCGCGGACGATGAGGAGCCCGCCCCATGACCAACCGCACCAACGCAGAGAGGGCCGCCAGCGTGCGCCGCGTGCTGGAAGAGTGCATCCGCACAGGCCGCGACGATAGGCGCTGGGACGGCTACACCGCCGAGAGAATGATCGAAGAGGCCCAGGAGGAGATGGCAGACGCGATGCTCTACCTCGAAGTGCTCAAGGACAAGCTGCGATGAGCACCGTACTCGAAGCCCTGGACGCGCTGGGGGCGAAGGGCAACCGTCCTGGCTGGCCTGCCACTGAGGCCAGGTCACGGTATGCCGTCCTGGCCGTCGAGCACCTGCGCCGGCAGACGGCGGAGCTGCTGAAGTGCTCTACGCTGCTGGCCGAAAGCAGCTATCACAACGCACCCTGTATCGCCGAAGCCGAAGAAGCCCTGGCCGCGTTGCAGCGCGACATAGAGGCGATGGGGTGATGGACAATCTACTGAACGAACTTCGCGGAAGCATCCGCAGGCCTCTTCAGAAAGGCGAGTGGGATGCGATCCAGTATTTCGGTGAACGATGCGCCGAGTCGGCCGCCTGCAAGCGCATCGCCGCCCTAGAGGGCATTCTGCGTCGAATCCTAGAGAGCGAGGACAGGCTCACGGCCCAAGTAGCTATCCACAATTCGCTCAAGGCAAGGCGTGTAGCGTTAGCGGAAGCCCGCACCATCCTGAAGGAGACCACATGAAGACAGAAGAGGCCGAGCGGCTGCTGAGGGAGGCGAAGCACGATCTGGGCTGCAACGCAGACGAGCCCGGAGGGGACTGCTGCCCAGGGTGCGGGTACGTCACAGCGGTGGCCACGATCCAGAACATGGCCGCTGATAGCCGGCGCGTGGCGATCAAGCTGGCGGAGGCGCTGGGTGATCTAGTGCCATTAGCACTGGCCGCGATGCATGAGGCCAACAACGATGGGGCTGAATATGATGCTGATGGGGAGCTGGCAGACGCCCGCCAGGCCCTCGCCGACTGGGACGCGCTGGTGGAGCGCCCCGCCGAACGCTGGGAGCCCTGCCCGGGCCGGCACCGGGTTAAGGGCGGCTCCTGGGAGGGCTATCACAACGTGGAGCGGCTCGTAGAGTGAGACACCAACGCCCCGCTTGCGCGAGGCGAATGATGCGTGCTAGTGTGAGCACAGAGAAGCTTACAGAGAGAAGTTTACACCACCCACGTCCCTCTGTCCAGCCTCTCTCGGGATCGCCACCCGTTATCACAGCCCGCACCCGTCGGGAACACCTGGAGCCAGGGCGAGGTATCCCAGGAACGGGGAGCCGCAAGGCTATGCGCCAGCCACCAACGGCATTGGGCAGGCGTGAACAAAGCGCGGTGCGGGAGGGGACTGGGGTCACGGTCCGCACCCGCCGACAGCAGGGATGCTCTGGGTCTCATACCCCCGACTGCTACCCCAGAGTTGGCCTCATCGGTGTCATGCTGGGGGCTAAGATGAAGGCAGGGCAACCTGCCGATGGCCCCCCGCGCCCTGAAAGGAGAGAACGATGCGGGTCCTACGATTCATAGAGTGGGTGCTATTCGGGACACGACCTGATCCAGAAAACTGTACCTGCAAATGTCACCCGCTGCCATTCCTGTTCCGCTGCTACCGCTGCCTGGCCTGTGATGCCTGACCCCGTGGACGTTGGGTTCACGTATGAGGGCTTCAAGCCGCATCTCTGCCTGTCCGAGAATGGCTGGACGTGGTGTGGGGCCACGGCGCCTGTCGTGATCGAGGTTCCTCGCATCCCTGACGATTGTTGCTTGCGGTGTCTCTATTCGGTTGGTGAAGCCTTCATGGCCAAGGGGGACGTAGCGCTAAACAGGAGTTTCGAGGCTTGGTGGGCTGAGCACAACAAAGGCTCGGTGGGTGCGGGCCGCGCTGCGTGGCAGAGTGCCCTGCGCCGAGCCAACCAGCACATAGAGAGGCTTGTCCGCGCCTGAGCGCGGGGTGATCTCTGCCCAATTTCCTACCGGATTGGTTCCTGGGGGAGAGAGCGACACGGGTAGAAAGGAGCGATGATGTGTGAGGCACCTAAGACAGAGTCACAAGCTGCTGTTCGCTACTGGTCAGCGCATGGGATCGGCCAGATGGCGATGCTGACAGAGTACATGCAAACCCAGAAGGCGCTGGTTGAAGATGCGTTCATCGCTGGCGCAGTCTGGGGCCTGGGCCACGAACGAGCCCGCTGGGAAGAGAAAGAGCGGCTCAACGGCGTGCCTGAGTTCGTGTGATGTGGGTAAACCGCCCCCGTACCCCCATGGCACGGAGGCGCCCTATCACCGTCTCACCACCCTGGTAAATCCTCTGCGACAAGAAAGGAGCGAAGCGATGGAGCAACCAGCACCTACGCGCAACAGCAGTATCCCGATCTGGGACTTGGTGATCAAAGACATGCTCAACCGCCACCGGGTTGGTATCGCCCGCAACGGCACGCCGTTACAGGCCCACAACGGACGGGACGCGCTGCGAGATGCCTACGAGGAAGCGCTTGACTTGGCGGTGTATCTCCGCCAGGCGATAGAGGAGCGGCGAGCCTAGCCCCCCTGGGTGCGCGAGAAAGCGAGGAGTGATGTACGGCGACTGGGCGCAGTACCAGCAGAGGGTCCGAGAGGCTGAGCGTGACAGCCCTGGGGTGCTGGGTGTCGACTGCCCCCACGAACCGGGCACTTGGATGTGCGGGCCGTGTGACGTGCTGGCGGACGAGTGGATACGCCGGCACGGCTTAGTTCTTACCGAGGACCGCTTCGGCCTTGACATAGACGTAGCACGGGCGGTGGCTGGCCAATGACTACCTGCCGGGACTGCCAAGAGCCGATCCAGTTCCTTGAGGGGGACAAGCGGCCGTACGACTTCGTGCCCAGGGTCCACTACGCAAACCCGATCCATAAGGCCTGGGCGAAGGAGAACAGCCCAGCCAAGAAGAACGGGGCGAAGCCGAAGCGTGCGCCCGTTACGAAGTCCGTAAAGGTGAACCCGGCAATACGCGAGGTCCAAGCGGGGCTCATGAATCAGGGCTGGAAGTCGCGCCAGGTGCAGGGAATGCTGACGGAGCTGCCGGCCGCCCTCTTGGAAACCGCCGACGCTGAGACGCTGATTCGGGAAGTTTTCACACTCCGGGCCGCTGAGATGACGAAGGGAGGGAAGTGATGGGGATAGCGCTGCTCTGCGACAATATCGGTGCTAGTTGCGATAAGCGACTGCTCTTAACGACAAACGAGACCTGGCGACTTCTTGATGGCTCCTTTCCGCAAGAATATGGCTGGGAGACAAGCAGAGCTGGATCGGGAGACTTCTGCCCGTCCTGCTCAGCGGTGCGCCGGGCCACCGAGCTCGCCGCGCTGACGCGGAAGGGGGGAGGTGATGCCCCGTGAGTAGCTGCGCCTGCCCAGGCCCATGCCGACTACATCCGCCCGGGCCCCCGCGCCGGGTCGGCGGCGCAGGCCAGGAAGCCGATTAGTGCGGTGGTCATAATACCTTTTCCAGCCTCTTCAACTCGTCTTCAGTGAGGAACGCTCGGGCCCGCCGGGCGAACTTGGGGTCCATCGCGGCGCGCAGCAGTGTCGCCGTTATCACGTCGCGGCTTGATGGCGGCCAGCCATTGTCTCCGGCCACGTTAAGCGATAGTGAGGCGTGTCGAGTGCGGCCCCGGAAGATGGTGGCTAGGTAGCGCTCTCCCGTTCCGCCCGTTATTTCAAGGCCCAGGCCGGTGCGGGCGAGTAGGCGGCTGACCTGTAGGTCTTCGTTTGTGCGCGCGACGATCTCATCCATGGTTGGTGTGCTCATGTGTTGGCCTCCTTTGGCGGCCTAATCACCCACATCCGCCACTGGCCCGCTTCTTGCCGCAGCACTGCGTGCAGACCCATGTTATGCGCCTCGAAATACCTAGTGAGGGTGCGGCCTACGCCTTGGGGGTGCCGGCTTCTCAGCAGCAGCGTAATCTCGACAGCCTTGCCGGGTGGTATCTTGGCCCATTCGTCATACGGGTAGGCCGTTCTACTGCCAGGACGGGGCAGCCTACCCGGAATCTCGCCGATGTCGATGTGCCCGTCTGTGATGTCCTTTCGGGTCAGCAGCTTCTGCCGCAGTTCCTCGTCGGTTCGGTCGATGATCTCATCCCACGTTGGCGCGCTCATGACGCGGCCTTGATGGCGGCTCGGAGCTGGCAGGTGGCGCATGGCCTGCCTTCTTCACACTCCGCGTAGCAGATGCCCTGGCCCGCGTTTAGCTCCGCCTTGGCCGCCGCCAGCAGGTTGGGGGCCTCCGTCATGACTTTGGCGTTCTCTTCGCCCTGCACTGCGTCTGTGATGTCCTCGCCGTCGCTGGCCTGTATCCAGTACACCCCGACGGGCTGGGCCAGGTTGGGGCCGTAGCGCCACGGTCCCGGTGTGTGCTCTGCTCTGTCTGCCATGTTGGGTATCCTCTCCGGCCTCTCGGCCGCTATCCTCTCACCGTCCCGCCCAGCGCGCCGGCCACGTCGCTGGGCCGCATGGTAGGAGGGGCTAGGGCTTGGCTGGTGAGGCCAAGATGCGGTCGGCTGGGTCATTGGAGCGGCGATAGTCGTCGTCTCGTATCTCCCAGCACTCAGCGCATGGGCAGCACCGGCTACAGTATGCGTGTCCAGATTCGTGGTCGCACTGGCTGGGCAGCACGCTACGGTTGTCTGGTCGCATCGTCGCCGGGTCCGCGCCGGGGCGTCCGTGTGTCATCGCGTTGCTCTCCTCTCTCTGCCTGCCGGCGCCGACACGCCGCGTGGTCTAGGCCGTTGCGAAGCCCCTGAGCGCCTGATGTCGTAGGTGTGGCAGCACCGTCTCTGCGCCTCGGATGTGGATGGGCGTTACCCGTAACCACTCGAGACACTGCGCCAGCGTCCAGCGCTCCCAGCACGACACGTTGCACCGATGCTTCCGGTTCACACTCCGGGCCCTCCCCTTGTACTGGTAGCCCCACGGGCATTGCTCTTTTCGCATCCTCATCCCCTCCTCTACGCTCGGCCTAGTAGCGCCGTAGCCTGTCGCATAGCCGCTTGTAGGCGCCGCCGTTGGCCTTGCCCGTCTCGATGGTGTCCAGCATCTCGCTCACGTCGCAGTAGATACTGGTGACTCGTGGCTCTCGTGCCTTCGCCTCGTCGTACAGGCGCGCCAAGTGTGCCCAGCTACGCTGAGCAAGTGGGCCGAGCCCTCGCGCCTCTGCCCTGTACTGGTCGCGCACCGCCTGTTCCTCTGCATAGTCGCGCTCGTCGTCCATCTCTCTACCTCCTCTACGCGGCCTGTATCAGCCACGTGTACTCTTGCCCGGAGATCCGGGCCGTGGTCACCATCCCTAGTCGCTGGGCTATCCGGTAGCGGATCTCCGCCGCTACTTCCTCGGTCGCGCGTATCGTCGCGATGGTCATCTCTCTACCCCTCCTAACGCTATCATCGGCACCGGCGCAACACTTCTGAACCCCCAACCCCCAAAGAATTGTGCTACACTGGACACGTCCACTTGTGGCTGGTGTCCCTCGCCCGATTAACCTCCCGGGCCTGGGGCATCGGCATCTAGCCCACTGCCTCCTCCACCGTTGACAGCCCCATCCCAGACGCTGTACCCTGGCACTGATGGCTTGGGCCGATACGATTTCACTCTTCCTGGCTGAACCTAGCACGCCCCGCCGCATCGTCGCCTTCCCTGTTACGCTTGATGCGGTGCTTGGGCTCTTGATGCTCGACGGCACCTCTCGCCTGGAAATGCACGGCATCCCCCAAGGCGCTAGACTGCTCGGTGCTGTGGTCGATGGTGAGCGTAGAATGCTCCGCCTCTATCTGGAGCATGAGTCCTTCCCTCTTGTTAGTGAGGGCTCCGTCCCATCTGAACGACAGATTACTGCTACCCGCTACGACTGTTGACGGCCTGGCTCGAACACAGTACCCTGTGCCTGATGGCCCGATTGAGAACAGGAGCCTAACAGTATGGTCTTTCAGCCTGGCGTATCTGGCAACCCCGGAGGACGGCCCAAAGGACAGTCGGAGTTGACTGAACTGCTCCGGCAGAGGATACCCGCTGAGCGCCTGGTCGGTGCTCTAGACAAACTGATAGAGGCCGGTGACCCCAAGGCTACCATCTATGCCTTCGACCGTCAGCTCGGCAAGCCGGCTCAGTCCATCACAGTATCAGGGGACGCTGAGAGGCCGCTGCACGCCTTGGTGGGTGTCGTGGCGCGTGACCTCACCTCCCCCGCGCCCCAGGACGCCCCTGCAGTCCTCCCAGCCGGTGAGGCCCACTGCCTGGATGACCTGGATGATTGAACTACGTGACATCGTGGAGGCCAACGTGCTCCTCTATAGGCGCACCACCGGCGTAGAGCCGCCCCGTACCAGGCAATGCAGCCTGGCCCACGTCTACGCCACCTACCTGCCCCGGTGCCCCTGGTGCGTGCCGGTACTGCTGCCTACCACACAGGGGGACGGCTGGATGGAGCTGGACGGAGCCTAAGACCCCGCGAGGCGGGACTGATATAGGGTTGCGGTATCCGCCAGAAATGCGAAAGGTGAAATCCTAATGGTGCAGTCTAGTGAGCAGTTAGCAGTATTCGAGCGGGCGGTGAAGGAGAAGCCGCATCAGGTACGAGTGTTCGGGCCTCCGTCGTGGATGGTAGCTGAGCGGTTGAGTCCGAAGCCTGATGCGATAGAGGTGGGGAAGGTGACGGCTGAGCTGAGGGCTGAGTACGGGCTGGACGAGCCTGTGCCGAGGCGTCCTGAGAAGGGGCCGCATCCTGCGGAGCACGTAGAGGGGGAGTGCGGGTACTGTCGCCAGAATGTCGCCGATCCTGTCGCCGATCGGGAAATGTCGCCAGTGGATGTCGCCGATCGTCCCGACACCTGTTCGGTGTGTGGGGAGAACGAGCCCCAGCCTGGGCGGAGGGTGTGTTCGGCGTGCCGGAAGGCGGCGCAGAGGGCGAAGTCGTGACGACGCTGACGCTTGAGGACATCGACGCTGCGGTGGAGCGGATGCGAGAGCCGGAGGGGCCGTCGCATCCGATGTGGTGTGTGAGTTGCCTTCGCAACTCTGCCGAGTCGCAGCATTGGGGCATCTACTGTCGCGTGTGCGCCAAGACGCCCCATATCAAGGCGTTGCTCGATACCGCCAGGAAGTGGAAGCCATGATGTTCCCGACGCGAGCGCAGGCGATTGCGATACTCGGTGCTGAGGCGCGGGAGCGGCTTCGGCCAACGTTGCCGCCGTGCTGGAAGTGTGGCTCACCCCACTGGCCGGTTGAGCCGTGCGATCATGGAGGGTGGCCTGTGATGGAAGCGATAGACAAGAGGGAGGTTTCATGATGGTTCAGCGTCGCCTAACCGAGTTGATGGGTCCTGCCCGGGCACTGCGGGTGTTGGAGATCAAGGTTACCGAGGGCGCCGGTGTGATCGGTAACCCTGTCCGAGTTGTGAAGTATTACCTGGACTGCGCGACGGGGCAGACGTTGGCGCGGGTAGACGAATGTCCCGGCGAAGATGCCCAAGTCGATATTAGGGAGGTTTCATGAGCAACACCGTTGCGATCACGCTCAACGACGAGGACTACGCGCAGCTCAAGGAGCTGGCGGAGGAGCAGGACCGCTACATCAATGCCCAGGGCCGGCACATGCTGCGGGAGGAACTGCGCCTCTATCGGCACGCACGCGAGTTGGCCAAGATGCCCCTGGGGCCGCCGGAGGCCCCCGAGGATCACGCCGCTTCTCACATTCCAGGCTTCAGGCCCGAATCGAGCGCCAAGCAGGAGCCGCTGCCGGGATGATTGATCAGTTGGGGTGGCTGATGCTGGGCGTTACCGTCGGTGGGGGCTTGCTCCTCTTTGGCCTGGCATGGCTGGCCGACATGGAATGGAGGAGCCGTGGCTGAGCGAGGGGACGTGCTGGACCGAATCGTGAGGCACAGCTTCTTGTCGGACTGGTACGCGAACAACAAAGGGGTCGTGCTGACGGCGGAGATGCTGGCGCACGGGAGACACATGCTGAGCGGCAAGCGCGACGGGAAGTGCCTGCGATGCTACCCGACGATTGCCCGGAATTAGATGGTCGTCGCAACTGACGCGCCCCCTGTCACCGACTTCACCAAGATTCGCCACGACGGCGGCTATCCCCAACGCGACTTCTACCTGAGCCGGGCGTCCTACCCTCTCTACTACGGGGGAATCGGCATTGGGAAAACCCGCGCTCTCGTGGTGGATGCTTTCGACTACGCCTGGTCCTGCCCCGGCTCCCGCCAGATTCTTACCGAGCCGACCTGGCAGATGGTGAAGGACATCCTCGTGCCGACCGTGGACGACTGCTACGCCGGTCAGCAGGGGACGTTCTTCTCCATGACGCGCCAACCTCCTATCGACATCACCTACGCCAACGGTTCTACACTCTGGTTCCGGTCCGTAGACGTGCAGGCCGATCGGCTTCGGGGCCCGAACTTGGCGCGGGTGTTGATGGACGAGCTGACGCTGGGGAAGCAGGAGGAAGCCTTCGACATCCTCGCCGGGCGGCTCAGACAGCCGGGCTACCTCTACCAACTAAAGTCCACCGGGACGCCGAAGGGGCGCAATTGGGTCTGGCGCCGGTTCGTTGACAAGCCGATGAAAGGAGTGGAGACGTTCTTCACGTCCACGCAGGACGCGGAGGACGGGGGGATAGCGCCGCCGGGGTATGTGGCGCGGCTCCTGAACACTTACCAGGGCTGGGACAACCCGCTCGCCCGGCAGGAACTCGGCGGGCAGTGGTTGCAGATGGCGGGTCAGGTGTTCCCTCAGTTCACGCGGTACGACCATGTGAAGACGCTGGACGCCGCGGGGAGGGCCGTGCTGAAGGAGCGGCTGGGGGGCATCGACTTCGGGGGTGTCTCACCGACCGCGCTGGTGGCGGTGGGGCTGGGCGCCGGCGGCCGGGCCTGGGCGTTCAAGGAGTGGTACAAGCGCGAGGCGACGATGGACGAGCTGGCGCGGGCGATGGCGGAGATGCAGCGCGAGTGCGGCTTCAACAAGTGGATCGCCGACCCCTCTGGGAAGGCGCAGATGGAGGCGCTGAGGGCGCTGGGGTTCAAGGTCCAGAAGGCGCGGCACGGGAACAGGATTGCGCTCAGGGTGCAGTTTGTCGGGGCGCGGCTGAACGTGGACGCTGGGACGAAGATGCCGGGGCTGTACATCACGCCGGAGTGCCCGAACCTGATTCGGGAACTTGAGGGGCTGTCGTGGAAGAGAACGAAGCAGCAGGGCCGGGCAGAGGAGATCATGACGGACGACTTCGAGCGCGGCGACGACGACCATATTTTCGATGCCACGGCCAACGTCCTCTGCGAGTATGACGGGAAGAAGGCTCCGGGCCGGCGGCAGACGAAGCCGGTGAGGGTGTATGGTGAGATGTGATGGCTGAAGTCTGGCAAGTAGAAACGGGCGAATACGAGCAACGGCACACGATGTTCGTCGTCGATTCACCCGAAGTGGCTGAGAAGCGCATTCACGAGACTTATCCGCCACCGTTCGAGGTGGCCTGGGAGCCTATGAAGGATACGTCTTGGGATGGCGGCGGGAAACACTATCCAGAGTTCACGGTTGTCGGGCATTTCGCTGGGGTGCCGGGATACTCAATTGAGCACACGGCCGACTTCACGATTGGGACTCTGGAATACGTGAAGGAGGAACTGCTAGTGTCCGCTGCTCCGGTCATCATCAACAACTGGCGAGAGCTAGAAGACCCGTTGGAAGCAGACGGTGCTTAGGCGCTACCTCGCCCGCCGGAAGATGCGCTGGGCCGTGCGGCGTGTCCGGTATGTACGAGTCGCACGGAAGATCGCCCGAGACTATAGCAGCCTGCACGGCTTCCAGCGCCTTGACAGACTGAAGCCCAGCAACTAGCATCTAAGGCGACGGCGTGCCTTTTGTGGAGGGCCTCGCCATTCCCCGCGACCTCGACGCCGAGCCCACCGAAGCCACCGTTCGAGAGCTCTTCGACTGGATCGGCAACAGCCGGGCCGGCTGGGGCGAACAGCGGGCGCTCGACAGAGTCTTCATCGACCTCATCAACGACGAGCACGCCGTCAAGCACCAGGACACCAACGCCCCCGACCGCAAGAACCGCCTCGAGCCCGAGCGGATGTCGCTGGGCGAGGCGGCGCGCACCGTCGATGTGCTCTACAACCTGCACTCGGTCCCGCCGCGGATCGGCTTCCAGTGGTTCGGGACCGGCACCCGCAACGTCGCCAAGTCGGACGAGTTGGAGATCGCCGTGGGCGAGCTCTTCGACCAGCTCAACCCGCCGACGGACTCGCCCTGGCAGCGGCAGACGAAGCAGCTCATCAGCCTGGGGCGGGAGGCGGGATTGTACCTCCCCGGGAGCGCCTACTGGGCCGAGAAGTACCCTCACAAGGGCGAGGAGGAGAAGGAGACAGACTTCCAGAAGCGCACAGGCGACTGGCGGCGTAGGGCGCCCATCCCCATCCTCTGGCGCGATCTGCCGGCCGAGAGCACCTTCCCGCCCAGCCTCGGCTCGCTCAACGACCTCGCGCTGTCACAGGTCAAGACTACCTGGTACGAACTTGCGGACATCTTCAGCGCCGAGGAATTGAGCGACGTGATACCGGAGGAGAAAGAGAACTGGTTCGAGCCTGTCACCCTCGCCATTTACGCCAACCGCAAGTGGGTGGCTTACGGTGTCATTGACGACGAGCCTGGGCACCACTTCGCGTTCGTTCACTGGGGCGGGGTGAAGGGCACCAAGATTCTCCGCTCTATCGAGCATGGGATGAACCGGTGCCCGATCCGCATCCTGGCCGGGAAAACCGGCATGTCGAAGGTCCCCGGGCAATACTGGAAGTCCGTACTCCACGATGTCCGCTTCATGATCCCGCAGTTGGACCGCCGGGCCTCGGAGGCCGCGACAGCGAGCTTCGCGCACGTCCTGCCCTGGCTCAAGGCGCACCTGCAAGACGACGCGGGCAGCGAGGAAGGCTCGCGCCTCGAGAAGATACTCTCGCAAGACATCCTGGTGTTGCGGGCGGGGGACACCACTACCGGCGAGGGCAGAGAGGACATCACGGCGCTGCACGTGCCCGAGTTCGGCCAACACAATACCGAGCTGATGGGCTTACAGCGCGACACCATCCGCGACCAGACCGGCGCCCACGAGGCGCTGAGCGGCGGTGCCCTCGCGGCGTCCATGCCGGCTTGGTCCCTGAACCAGATCACCGAGCAGGCGAAGTCGCGCCTGAAGGAGCTCACGACCTCCATCGTCTCCGCCCACATCGACCACGCCGAGAGCCTAATGGCCTGCGTGGAGGCCTTCGGCGAGCCGATCGTCCTGATGCGCGGCGACGAAGAGGGCGGGACTGTCACGCTCGACCCGAAGGATTTGGAGAACTGGGTGCCGCGGCTGAAGGGCGAGTTCAAGCTGCAGGCGCCGACGAGCCAGATCGCCATGATCCAGACGGCCATCCAGGCGATGGTGCAGATCAAGCAGGCGCGGCTACCGCTGAGCATATTCCGGGTGATGGAAGTCATGCTGGACATTGAGCAGCCGTTCGAGGAGTTCAAGCAGTCCGAGATCGAGCGCTTCCTCACGGGTGATGCTATGGCTGCATGGCGCGAGAAGAACTGGCTCGAAGAGGCGGAGGTCGAGTTAGCAGAGGGCGAGGGCATGAGCATGGAGGAGTTCGACCAGCGGGCTGGTAGCCTCCCGCCGGGGGTGAATCAAACCGTGCGCGGCTCGGCGGCCCGCAGCGCCAATCGTGCTGGTGCGCCGCTGAGCGCCCAGCCCGGAGGGCCGAAGCCGGCGGTGGTAGCGCCATGAGTGGCAGCGATGACATGATGGGCCTGCTGCGTGAGGCAACCGAGGTGGGTGGCGGGCTAAACCTCGAGCTGCTCCGCGACGTGAACAAGCTGATCACCAGCCCGGCCGTGGGGCGCAAACTCTCACGCCAGGAGCGCGTGGCCTCACATCGCGCCCTTCTGGGCAACCCGCTGCTCATCGAGTCGCAGTTTGACGAACTCTCGGCTCGCTACCAGTTGACGCCTGAGAAGCCCATCCCGAGGCGCCTCGTGCTGCGGCTGGAACGCGCCGCGAAGGAACTAGCGGAGGAAGACAATGTCGAACGGTGATCCGCGTTTTGCTGAAGAGGGTGGAGGCGGCACGAGTGCGCTTGGTCGCCCGCTCTTTGATCCGAATACGGGCGACTTTCTCGGCGTCCTTATACAGGGCCGGGGCGGCAGCAAAGACCTTTGGCTGACGAAGCCAGGTGCTCAGCCAATCCGCCTTCCCGAAGGTGGCGTCTTTATGACCGCTCTCGGCTCCCACGTTGAGATCGACGCCGAGGGTAATCAGCGCCAGAGCCGCATTATGCCGCAGGGCGCTGCCGGCGGTGGCGGCCTCAGCTTCGAGCAACGCCGGCAGTTGGAGACCGAAGAGCGCGGCTTTCGGACTGGCGAACGCGAGGCACAGCAGGCCTTCTCGGCTGAGGAGGCGGAGAAGCAGCGCCAGTTTGGCCTGAAGCGCGACGCCGCGGCCGAAGCCGCAGGGCTCATCCAGCAGCAGACCGGGCTCCGTGACCAGGCGCGCACCCTCGCTACCCAACTCTTCGGGAAGGACGTGATCCGTGGTGGCCTGGCGGCCCAGGGTGCGCTCTCGATCGGCCAGACACCACAACGCGCCTTCGAGGAACAGCTACGCGGCGTCGCCGGAGAGCCGATACCGGAGCCGCTGGGAGCGGGGGCTACGCTGGCTCAGCAAGAGGAACAGGCGGCCGGACTCAGGCAGACCGTTCGGGGCGGCCTCCCGCGCCCGCAACCAGGCTTCGCGGGCGGCACCGAGGGCACAGGGCACGGGATGCTGGTCGGTGAGGCCGGGCCCGAAGTCGTGGAGTTCACGCCTCAGGGCACAGTCCGCGTCATCCCCCTCACCAGAAAGGCTCAGGGTGGACTCGAGGAGTTCGATCCTTTCGCGCAAACCGCCCCGGCCATTGCCCGCGGGCTACAGCCTGCCTTTCAGGCGATTGGCTTCGAGGGGCAGATTCCCCTAGGCCAGACGGGGCCTCAAGGCCAGGCGATCTCCGGGGCCTTCGGCAGCTTCGGTGGCGAGGGGCTAACACTTCAGCCGGGCCGTGCGGCTGAGACGTTCGGGATGTTGGGCGTTCGCCCCTCCCTACTTCAGGCACAAGGCACAGACGAGTTCTTCTTCCGTAGCCCAGAGGGCGACATCCGCAAGATCGGCGGCCTACTGGATGTCCAGCGGATGGGACTGAACCCCGAGGAAGCGACCGCGCTTCCACTCGCAGAGATAGGGGAGATGGGGCAGTTTGGCGGTGAGCCGCTGACTGGGGTACCGCCCGCCGAGTTGCGTCCGTTCGCTCAGAGGGCGGCACCGCTGCGTATGCCGCTCTCCGTGGACGACCAGGGCTTGCCTGACCGAAGCGGGCCGAGCATCTTCCTGCCGGCGCCGCGACAACTCGCAGGCGTCTGGCGCACACTCGATCCCGACACGAAGGGGCTGCTGCAAAGTGCCTGGAGGATTTCGGGCATGAGCGACGAGCAGCAAGTGCGGGAACTGGGCTTCTTCACACCCAGGGGCACCGCCAGCCAGTTCAGCACGGCTGCGCTGAGGTAAGGGGCGCTAGCCCATGCCCATCGGAGCAGGTTGGGACAGTCCCGGCGCGAGACTTCGCACTGAGCGCTTCCAGCGCCGGCGCGAGGAGGTTGTAGGCGGCCTCGGCCCCATGCTGGCGGAGGGGCTTCAGAGCGCGACTACCGCCACCGACCAGAGCCTCACCGAGCTTGCGTCGTCTCAGGGGATGTTCAACCTTCAGCGGCCTACGGTGGGGCCACCTCCACCGCCTCCTCCTGCGTTTGGGCTTCGGCGACCCACCGACACCCTGACCGCGCTTGCCACGGGATTTGCGCCCGACCCCCCGATACCGCTTAGGCGCGATCTGGTGGACCTCGATCTCGGTGCGGGCGCTCGGTCTGCCCGCGAGTTCGGAGCGGCGCTCGAAGAGGGCGCACGCGGCGATGTGTTTCGTCGCGGAAGGTTCACACCAAGGGCTGCGGGCCACCTGGGGGCCGTCCTGCGAGAGACCGGCCTGAGACCGGAAGAGTTCCAGGCTATCGCGGAGGCTGCCGAGGGGGGCCACCCTGAAGCGCGGGCATTCATAGACCAGGTGCGACAGCCGCTTGCGGAAGAGGAAACCGGCATGGCGATTGCGGGACTTGCCGGCATAGAAGGGCAGCAGACAGACTTCGGCGGCACACTCGTGGACATCGCGCAGAGGTTTCCCGACATACTCAGCCCGACCGCCGCGGCCAACCTGAGCAACCGGATACAGCGGGAAGGCGGGATAGTTCCCGGACTGGGGCGAGAGCAACTGCCGGCGGAGGGAACGACTCTCTTGAGTGCGCTGAGGGCGGAAGTGGAATTCCTGCGACCTGTCACTGAACCGATAGGACGGTTCGCTGGTGGCTTGATCGGTCAACAACTTGCGCCCACGACACCGCCGCCACTCAGGGCATTAGGCGTGCCCGACATCTCCGGAACTCAGCGCGCTCGGGACATTGGGGCCGCTGTTGGCGGGGCGGTAGCGCCGGAAGTTCTCGTGCCGTCCAATGTGATCCCGATACCTATCGCAGACGAGGTGCTGCGCGTTCTTGCCAAGGGCGTCCCGCTGGCCGCACGGCTGCTCACGCGCAGCGGCCGAGCTGCCACCCGCGCCGAACTCCGCGAACTGGCTACTGCCGCAGGGCGCTGGCTGAGTGGGGCCGCGCCCATCAGCCCGGCTGAGCGAGAGTTGGGGCAACAGGGCGTGGAGGCGCTAACCCGTGAGGCTGCCGAAGCGGGTCCCGCCCGCGCTGCGGGCGAGGTGGCTCCGCCGGCTGCCCGCCCATCCCAGCTACTTCAGGTTCCTGAAGACCTGAACGTTGTCAGGTTCGAGCCAGAAGTGCCGGGCGCAACTGAGCAGGTTGCACGGGCCACGATTCGGACGGACGGAATTGAGGTCCAGGTGGCAGCGCCGGCGTTTGATCGGCCAGGGGCGCCACAGATTCTCAGGCTGGATATTGAGCGTGTCTCTGGCCGCGGCCTGGAAGGTGTGAGGGAAGCGATGGAGGTTGCCGGGAGACTCGCAGCCGCCAATCCCGACCGCGAACTTCGCCTCACGGTGACGAACAAGAAGCTGGCCGATCTGTTGGTGCGGCGGTTCGGGGCTACCGTGCGGTTGGAGACGCCGGAGTTGTCGGTTCTCAACCTACCGCGTGAAGCGCTCCCAGGAGCGGCTCCCGCCCCCGCTGCGGGCAGAGTAGATGTAACAGCCGCGCAGCCGATGACTGAGGGCAGAATCCGAGGGATTCTTGAGTTCGGCGGCGAAGGTGCTCCTGGCCTGGAAGTGCGGGGCAACGAACTCATTTTCCGCAATACGGCAGGAGAGGCAATCGGGTTCGCAGAGATTGTTCGGACTGCTAGGGGTGATGTCCTTGAAACGCTGGTGATCGACCCTGCTGCTACTGGGATGAGCCGGGGCCGCGCCTTGCAGGCGCTTACGAAGGCGGCGGGGGACAGGGGCATTGTTGGTGTAGGCGGAACCGTTACGCCGGAAGCAGAACGGTTGCTCGGAAGGCTGGGCGTTCCCGCCCGCGCTGCGGAGGAGGCGACCCCTGGCTTTGGTAGCGTTGAGGAGCAGATTGCAGCCATGTCGGCAGAGAGGGGTGAGCTACGTACGGTGGCTCGGCAGTGGGGCGTGGAGCCCGGCTTTAGTCCAGGCGACATGGTGGCTAGGATTGAGTCACAAAAGGCTTCCTTCCGCCGCGTGCAAGCGCAACTGCACCCAGACTGGACGGACGCACAGCTAGACGACGCAGTGCGGAAAGAGAGCCTTAGGCGTGACAGTATCAATCCTGACACCGGGCAGGCTTGGGAGGCTGCTCCCGCCCGTGCTGCGGGCGAGCCGGTTCCCCAGGTGGCCGGCGGCTCACCGCTCACCGCAGCCGAGGTCGCCTCCCGCCGCGCCGCTGGTGCCGATCTCCTGGCAGAGGCGATCCCGCAAAGCGGCAGCCGTGCCGGCCGCGACGTGTGGCGGAGGTTCTTCGGGGCCCGGCAACTTTCCGCCAAGGAGAGGCTGGTCTGGTCACGGCAGGTGTACCGCGATGCCGAGCGGGGCGGTTTCAAGATCGCGGCGCGGGGGGAGACGCAGGCCGACGAGGTGGTTGGGATAATGGAGCGCGTGATGAGCGAGCAACGCGCCCCCATCAACAACTTCCCCGAGCGCCAACGGCCCTTCGTCCAGTCGCTGTACGATAGGATCGACCGCACCACTCAGCGCCTCGTCGACGCCGACCCGGACTTCGCCAATATCGCGTTGGAGGACTACTTCCCCCACCTCTTCAAGCCCATCAAGCCGGGCGCTGCGCGCCTGGGCAGCGCGACGGGCTTCGTCACCAAACCCGGCTTCAAGCGACCTCGCAAGCTGACGGGGACTCTCGGCGAAATCCTGAATGACCGTCCTGATCTCGACTTGGTGAGTTGGGACCCCGTGGACTTCGTTACGCGGCATGAAGCCGCCGCGGACAACTACATCGCCAGCCTCGAAGCGATCCGTGCCGGGAAGGCCTCCGGCCACATCCTGCCTACGAGCCAAGCTCCCGCCGGTTGGGTCAGGCCCGACTTCGCGCCCTTCAAGCTCCGCCAGACCTTGCAGCACTGGGTCATGGAGCCGAAGTTCGCGCAGACGATGGAGCAGATGTTCGGGAAGTCCGCCTTCGACAAGCACGGCGTGCTGAAGCTGGCGAAGCAGGCCAGGACGACGGCCTTCGGCCTGAAGGTCTTCGGCGGCTTGTTCCAGCAGCTCGACTTCATGTGGAGGGGGGCGGGCCTGGGCGTTAGCGAGCTCGCCCGTGGCCGCCCAGCCCAAGCGCTCAAGGCCGGCGCCGCGTGGCCGCGTGCCATAGCTAGGGGGCTCTCGCCAGGCGTCGACGACGCGCTGAACAAGGCCGCGCTCAAGAACCCGGAGCTGAAGGCTCTCTACGATCACGGGCTCGCGGCCGGCGTAGACCCATCGTTTTCCGAGACTGCACTGCGGGATGTCGCAGGGGAACTGGCGCCTATTCCCGGTGTGCGGCAGGTGTTGGAAACCCTGACGACGAAATGGTACGGGAGATTCCACACGGAGATGTTGGAGCAGGCCGCTCTTGTGAACCTTCAGAAGAACCTTCGGAAGGGCCTGCCCTTGGAGGAAGCCGCTCGGCTCGCAGTTGAGGAAACCAACGTCTTCTTCTCAAGCATCCCCGCGTGGCAGAGCGTCTGGAAGTCGGCCACCGTCCGGGACGCGATGAAGTTCCCCTTCTTCGCCACTGGCGAGTTGGAGGGTTGGTTCCGGCTTCCGGTTCAAGCGCCGGCGGGCTTTGCGGGCATGATGGCGACGACTGTCGCCGTCGCCGAGATGATGAGCTTGGCATTCACCGGCAAGCCACTGAGCCTTGAGCAGTTGACGCCCTTTCAGCGAGAGAGAGACGGGCTGAAGCCCTCCAACATATTGACGGGGGACATTCCCTTTGTGGACTTCAATACCGGCTTCCTGCGACCCGAGCTTCCGTGGAAGGGGCCGATGGGCCGAACCCTCTACCTCGATCTCTTGGGACAGGCCGACACGCCGTTTCGCTGGGCGCTCGATCCGGGGTTCGCCACGCAAACGCGCCTCGGACAACTGCCAAGGCTTGCGATCGACCTGGCCTCTATTGCGCGGGGCGAAGCGCCTCCGTTCGGCGAAGTCGTCAAGGGGCCGCTGGATGCCCTACAGTTTGTCCTGCAACAGGTTTCCCCGATCTCCATTTCCGGCCTAACGGGCACCGAGCGCGGACGGATTGGCGTAGCCGGCGCCGGCACGCAAGTCGGTGGGTTCAACGTGAGCGCCGAACCCCTCTTCGAGCTCCTGGGGCGGCGCTTTGAGGAGCTGACAGGCCAGTCCTTCAACCGCGAAACGGACTTCGTGCGCGCCCGACAAATGCCGGAGCTGGCATCGATCCTAGAGGAGATGCGGAACCAGGGCGTTGCGGTTGGCTCTGAGGGCGCGGTTGCGGCCGAGGCTCGAGAGGAGGTCGTGCAGCAGGCCGCCCGTGATTCGCTCACTCAGTTTGCGGACGGTGTCCGCGCCGGGAACGCAGACGCAGGCCAGCGCTTCGGCGAGAAGTTCTCCGACTGGAAGACGTTCGCAGCCGGGGCCGCGGAGCTGTTGCACTTCGGCCGGGACTTCACGGATCCCACAACGCCCGAAGGCCAGATACTGGCCGAGTTCTACGAGATCACGCCAGACGCCTTCCTCGATGGCGATCCCGAGGAGGGCACCTTCACAACGGACTGGGTGGCCTTCGAGAATGCCCGAGACGAGAAGCTGGCGCAGATGCCGCAAGAGTGGCGTGACGCCTACGAGGCACAGCTTCGCCTGCCGCCCGAGTTGCAGGATGTCGAGGCCCGATACAACGCTGCGCGCGAGCTGCGGAACGAACTCGAAGACGTTGGCGAGTTCGAGGGCCTGAGCCGCGAAGACTACCAGTTGGTGAAGCGCCTCCGTGCCGCTGTCACGCGGGCACGTGAGGAAGCCTGGAACGATCCCGGCCGTAGCGGGCGCGAGTTGGCGCCGGTGCGGTCGTTTATCGAGACTGAGGGGCAGCGGTTGGGTTACGACGAACGGCTGATCAACTGGACCCTGGCCCTTACTAGCGAGCGGCACCGTGCGCGCAACTACAATCCCGCCTATGTGGACTTCCTTGCCGAACACGAAGCGGAGTTGCGGCTGTTCTACCCCCAGCTCTTCACCAGGCGCGTTACGGACGAACTTCTGCGCCGCTCTTGACACGCAAGCCTTTCTCCTCTAGGATTGGGGGCGACGGTTGCCCCGGGGCGTGAAGCTCGCCCTAGACGGAGACGACATCCCGATAAGGCAGCCGTCAACACGCTCCGGGGCCGCCCAAAGGAGCGTGTTCTAACATGGGTGACCCGAACGAACTAAGCCCCGGCCAAACCCCCACCGACAGCCCGGACCCTGCCCCTACGCTAGACCCTGCGCCCCTACAGGCCCAGGGCGAGCCTGGTGGTGAGCCCGCGCCAGTCGAAGGCGGCGAGCCCGGCGCTGAGAAGCCGGAACCCCCAGCCTGGGCTACGGTTTCGGATGCATCCCAACTCCTCGACCACGAGGGCGTGAAGCCGCTCCACGAGGAGCGCCTCAATGCCGCCCGCGAGACCGCGAAGAAGGAAGGCGCGTCCGAGACGCATCGGCGGATGCAGCCGCACATCGATCGCCAGTTGGACGCCGTGCGGGGCATCAATGAGAAGGTGGAGCAATTCACCTCACAGTGGAACCGCCTCGCCCGCGCCAAGGACCCCGAGGGCAACCTGGTCGTTGATCCGGCTCGTCTTCAGGACTTGCTCGACGACAACAGGGAGGCATTTGCCGCCCTCGGCGGGATGCACCGCACCGAAGGTGTTTGGAGCGGCGCCGCCGGGCTCGTGAAAGAGCTGGGCGATGCCATGAAGTCGGACACCCTCGCCAGCGACTTCCGCCCGCGGCTGGAACGCCTGCAGCGCGGCGACACGGACTCCGCAATCTTCACCGACATGGTGGAGGCCATTGCGGATTCGGCGAAGAAACCGCTCCAAGACCAGCTCAAGGAAAAGGACGCGCAGATCACCCGCCTCGAATCAGAGGCGCGTGAGGCCAAGCGCAACGGGCAGCCCGCGCCGGCGAACCCGCCGGGAGGCGGCGGGGGGCTGGGCAAGACCGTGGCGGAAGAAGACGAAATCCTGATGAACCCGGAGACCCATATCGACACAATCCGCGAGATTACGGCTCGCCGAAAGGCTAGAGCCTAGGAGTAAAACATGCCAGGAGAAACAACCACCGGATCACTACGTGGTGCTCTCCCCGAGATGGTCGCACAGGCCCGAATCATCCGCGAGGATACGGGCGTCTGGCAGCGCACCACTGACGTGATCAAGCAGAAGCCGGGCACCGGCCTAGAGTGGCGGGAGTTCTCACTGAACCAGCTTCAGGCGTCGGACATCACCGAGACGACGCGCAACGAGAACTACCAGCAACTCTCCGGCCAGTTGCTCGAGCTCGAACCCGACATGACCCAGATCCTCGTCAAGATCACCGACCGGACTTTCCGCAAGATCGAGTCGGTGGTCAAGGCCAAGATGGGCGGTCTCGCGCAGAACGCGATGGAACGGAAGAAGGACGAGGACTACCTCTCGCTGTTCTCGGGCTTCGCCACCACGACATCGCCCGGGACCGGCAACCCGATCTCGTTCGGCCACATCTCGGCGGCCGTAGCGAACATCGAGAGCAACGTGACGGAGCCTTCCGTTGGCACCATCTCGACGATTCTGCACGGCTTCCAGATCTTCGACATCCAGGCCGAGCTGGTCGCCGGCGTCGGCACCTACATCGTTACCAACGGTCTCACGGAGGAAGTCTTCCGCCGGGGCTTCAGGGGCACGGTGTCGGGCTCCAACGTCTTCAAGGCTGGCAACATCACCATCGACGCCACGCCTGACGCCAACGGCGCGACCCACGCGCTAGAGGGCGTCGTTGCCGTCATGGGGATGATGCGGAAGCCGGAGACGGATCGCGACCCGTACTTCGGTGGGGGCGCGGACGTGATCATCTTCACGGACGAGTACGGCTACATTGAGCGCACCTCTGCGGGGACGCAGGTGTGGGCGCAGCGCCACCTCTCCGACGCCACGCAGCCGTCTTCATAGCCAGATAGAGCGTAGCCCCGTGTTACGCACCTAGCACAGCTAGGAGAAGGAGAACCACATGCCAGAAGGAATTGTAATCGGTAGTGGGAAGATCCCGTTCGGCTCGGACTTCACCGGCATCTACAATGGCCACGGGCCTGGCGACTCCGGTGTGATCGCTGCCGGCGGCGAGAACCTGGAAGGCGGCGTCGGTCTCATTGCCGTCAACGAAGGCTCCTACGCCTCGAGGATTAGTGAGACGGGGGGCATCATTTCCCTCACCACGGACACAGCGAACGACGACAACGCGTTCTTGGTGTCTGGCGTCTTCAGCCCGCGCGACGGCAAGATTGTCGTCAGGGCGCGGTTCAAGTACAGCGACGTGGACTGCGCGATCTTCTTCGGGCTTGCCGAGACGCTGGACATTGGCACGCCTGTCATGCCCGCAGAGTTTGCTACTGTCACCATGACGTACAACCCTGGCGGCATGATCGGGTTCAACTACGACGTGGACGGCGACACGGACGACTTCCGCGCCGTCATGGGCGACGGGAGCGCCGCCATCTCGGATTCCAGCAACGGCATCAGGGCGAATGCCACGGTCACCGCGGACCGCTGGTTCGAGGCTGAGGTCATCCTGAACGAGGATGGCTCCGGCGAGTGCTGGCTGGGCCATTCGGGAAAGACGCAGACCAGTATCACGAGGCCGATCCTCACGTTGGTCAAGCGGTTTGCCGCCGGGACTCTGCTGACCAACACGGACGTGTTCCACGCCTGCCTCGGCATCGAGAACCGCACGGCCAACGCCCGAGTCCTCAAAGTGGACTACTTCGCGGGCGACGCCGGGCGCGATTGGAGGTACTAGCCTAGTCGGCTTCTGGGGGTGTGCCGTGAAACACCCCCTCTAGGATCAGGTGCGGCCCTGAGCCGCTCCTAGAAAGGATCGAATAATGCCAGAGTCCCCAACTCGCCGAGGGTGGAAACGAGATGCTGCGAGAAACACGCTCGACATCGTAGTGTCCGATGCTTCTCCGGGTAGAGGCACCCCGACCTACGACAAGATTTCTGGGCCTTCGCCGCAGGTTTACGACGACAGTACCGCGCAGCTCTACGACCTGGGCACAAGGCTGTCCGTGGACGAGAGAGTGTATCGCTACTCTAGGGCTGGCGGTTCCCTACAGCGGTGGGATGGCGCATCCAACAACGATGCTTGGAGCCTCACCAACGAAGCGCCTAACCAGTCTGCTGCCATCGGCGCAACCGAAATCCAGGTCGTCAACACGACTGGTATCGCAGACCAATTCAAGGGTGGATGGGTGGCCATCTTTACCAACCGCCTTCAGGTGAGGCGCATCCTGGGTAACGAGGCTTCGGACGGGACCGACATCCTGCTCTATCTGGACGGCGGGCTGGAAGCAGCCATCGTCGCCGACACCACCTGGGTTACGGGCTACCCGAGCATCTACTACGACACGCGCCAGATCTCGACCGAGTTTGCGAGCGTCGTCTGCGTGCCCAACGCCGTAATAGCTTCGGGGAGCTACTACTGGGGCCAGACCTGGGGACCGTGCTACGGCAGAGTCATCAGCACGGTGCCGGGCGTGACCTCGTTCGACCGCGAGGTTTACTTCGGTGGCAACGGTTCGCTGTACGGCCACATCGAGGCCGAGGCCGCTGTCGCTGGTGGCTACCAGAGGGCGGGCTATCTCTTGCCCAAGACCTCCGCTGGGGGAGGGGACCAGCTCTACATGCTTCAGTTGGCCCCGTAATGGCTAACCCAACGTTCACCGCTGAGTCCGCGCCTACTGGGGTTGGTCCAGGAACTCGCTGGTATCAGCCAAGCACCGGCCAGTGGCGCCGCTACAACGCTGCCACCGGGCAGTGGGACATGGAGCAGGACGGGTTCGACTCCCTCAAGGTAGGGGGAGTGTCCGTGGCCGGCCTCACCGGTGAATACGAGGGAAGGCTCAAGAAGATCAAGATCGAGAACGGGCTCATCACCGAGCTTGAAGTGGAGGAATGACATGCCCTGTCCGAAACCCTGCGAGAGCTGCTGCACGCCAGAGGCCATCGCCAAGGCGCTGAAGGCCCCCAAGAAGCGCTAGATGGGCTACGGGTTCGGCTTCTACCGAGATCACCTCACGGGCACTTGCGGCCTGTACTTTGGCTTCGGCCAAGTGCAGTTCCGTCGCTGGGCCGCAGACATCTGCCTGCTCAAGCGGGAAGATGGCTACAACCGACACTGGTTCACGGTGGGGTTCTGATGCCGAAGGTCACGCGGTACACCTGGGTCACCTGTCCCAAGTGCGGCGAATTGGTCTATACTCTCGAAAAGGGCCCAGCCGCAAAGGACGTAGCTCGCCACCAATGCACATCATAACCGAGCACATCCACCCCGATGAGCCGTGCCACGGCCTAGCCGAAGGCCCGCTGTCGATGCCCTATCCTGAGGGGCCCGGTATGCGGATGCGCTGGGTGCAGCGGGTCTTCGTCATTCGGGACGATGCGATCGCGAAGTACATGCTGGACATCGGGCCAGTGGAGGACTACCAAGAGAGGGTGATGCCGCTCCTGATGCCCAGCTTCGGCGAGAACACCGTCGCGGAGCTGCAGGCCCACGCCGACAAGAACCGCCAGGAGACGAAGTACATGGACCGGCGCCGAGAGATGATGGCGGACTCCACTCTCGTACAGGATGCGATCGACCAGGTGGAACTACGCCATCTGGCAAAGAGTAACCGCACCGTCGTAGGCCCGCACCACAGGATTGAGCGGGGCGGTTGGCCCGAGCAAACCGCAGTACGAACCCTGCGGGACAGAGCAAAGGAGCGGAAGAATGGGCGTAGGTAGTGTCCCCACGCAGACCGACATGGCCAGGGAGCGGACCGGCGATACCGTCACCGCGGAAGATGCCCAAAGCGAGATGACGCGCACGGCCGAGCGCGAGGAGGATCGCCGGGATCTTCTTCACGACATCGAGGGCATCGAGCGAGACGAGTCCGAGATTCTGTTCCAGGACACGTCTCCCCGAAGGCCGATGGCCATCCTCTACGCCACGTTGGACGGCGAGCCGATTATCGTCACGAAGAAGCGGGCGCGCATATTGTTTCAGCGCAGGCTCCCAGATGGAAGACCCATGTTCGTGTCCAACATCAAGAAGGCCCCCACTTACAGGAAGGGCGAGGAGAAGTGTTTTCTGCACAAGGACTCCGAGGAACGCAAGGGGCTGCCGGCCTTACGGAGTCTCGCCTTCTGCCCTGCGGGCCAACTGGCGAACGCCTACGCCAAGTATGCCCACGAGACGGGGGGCAAGCACGTCAAGTCCTACCAGATTTGGGAGAAGCACCTCGCAGACGCGAAGGAGAAGGCCACGATCGAGCGCCAGGACCGGCAGTTCGAGGCGACGATGAGCCAGAACGAGGCCATCCTTGAGCTGGCGCGCAGCAACCAGGGCGCGAACGGCGCCGGCGAATTGGCCACCTGCGATCAGTGCGAGTACACGGGCTCTGTCAACCAGGTACGAGGTCACAAGCTGGGCGCGCACAAATAGCAAAGGAGAGGGACGATGGTAGTGGAGTTGGTCACACCAAGGGGCCACGGGATCGTCCAGGTAAGCCACAACCTGCGGAAGCATGTCGATGCACGCAATTGGGCGGACGAAGTGGGCACGGATTTCTGGATAGCCTGCGGGCCAGGGAAGCACAGTGAGGCTATCGCCCAGGGCGAAGACCCGCTGCCGGCTCACGGCTGGACGGCCACAAGCATCGTTGAGGACGTGGGCTCGGATGGGAGCTTCCTTGATTCCACAGATCAAGACCCCTCATCCTTCCACTTCGACGCGGCTTCTGACCTTCTGACCTCGCCAACCATCTTCGGCAGCTATGCCCACGGCTTGCAGGCAGCGCAGATTCTCGGCTTCTTCCCGACATCGCTGAACCTTGAGCTCTTCGCAGCCTTCCTAGATGCGACCGGCACCGAAACGGCGTCAGGCTTCGGCTTTGTTGAGGGCGGCGGCTCCATCGTCACCGCCAACGATGCACTCGCCGTCATCCACTCAGATGGCACCAACTTCAAGCTGAGGAGCGGTGCGGCCACGAGTGGGG